GGAATGTTGTGGCATGCATAGATGTCGCATTCACTCGTTGAGTATATGCAGTGTTTGTCGTAATAGTATCTGTTGCTGTAATAGAATGTCCTGTGTACATATTATAGTTGTACATCACGATGTTCTCGCCACCGATAGTTCCGGTATCACCAAAGACCGATAAGCTAGTTGCTGCAATATTAATATCAGGAGAAGACGTGCTTGCTCGAGTTTCGGAAGACATCTTAAGATCGCCACTGCTCGAATACGTTTGATTGCCGTCGACCGTAAGACCCCAGTTTCCCTTTACAATTTCATTTCTCCCATTTAATGTGGTATTTGTCATAACACCTTTTGTTGTTTGAGAGGCATTGCCAATAACATTTAAGTTATTGTTTCCATATACTTTTTTCCTACGATTACCTGTCACTGTTTCAATAATATCACCAGCAACTTCTACATTCATGTCACCATGTACTTTAAGAGTATAGTCACCAGATACATCTAGATTTAGATTACCGTTATGCTGAATATCAGCATCTCCTTCGACAAGTAATTTGGAATCACCTTGAACGATAGTCACGTGATTATTTCGAGTAGCAACAAGAATAGTTCCATCGGCTCTCATTTCTACTCCGGCACCAGATCTATGTCGAATGAGTATACGTTCACCCGCAGGTGTATCGTCAATTTCTATTACATGACCAGCCTTACTTTCATCTACCTGATTTAATGGGTATTGAGAGTTAGGCATTCTCTTTAAGCCAAGGTTCATCTTTTGATTTGAACCACCGACATAAAGCTCATTACGCCGAACACCTCTGGCCGCTTCGTTAATACCCGGTCCAAAGAAATATCTCGATCGAGGATATGTACCAGTTACATCGTGAAATCCTGCACGAAATATTCCGACACTATTTTCTTTTGCAGTACCAAGGGTAGCTTCCCTTTGTTGGAGTTCGTCGTTTTCAGTACTCATGTTCTTACCCTTACCTGTGGTTGCCAGTGCGGCGGAGTATTCACAAGCTCTACTCTACTCTTCGCCTTCTCTGAACCCAGAGTTGTATTTTGTTTTCCGAACTTATTAAAAACATAGTCTTCTACATCGAAGCCCGGATCTGTCTTTCCTTTATCGTCTGTATCTGCATGGCCAAAAGCTTGACCTCCCGGATAGACTTTATAGAAAGCTCTCATAAAATTATCAAATGATTTGAATTGATTCTCATTAATACTACCAGATCCTACCTTCTGATCTCGGTCTGGATCTCCTGACATACAATTATATCCTGCGACAAATGAGATACCTATCGAGAAATTGTTATGGCCATTGGCCAGCGCATGTGCTCCAGCTCTTTCGAGTGGTCTACCTCGCTGCAGGCGGCCGTCCTTCCGAATGAGGTAATGGTAACCACATCCACTGAACCCTCGCTGAGTATGCCAGCCGTGTACTTCTTCAGCACCAATATCCTGATTCAAAAAGGTACCGGTCCAGTGTACGACTATCTCGGTAATCTCACGGTTAGTTGCTCGAAGTTCTGCTTCAAGTTCTTCTTCGCTATTCACATAGCTGAATTCATATTTTTGTTTAGTTGCCATTTATCTAACTCTTTTAACTCCGCCGTCTTTTTTAGCTAACCATGCTTCAAACTTTACGTCTGGATATTCTTTTTGTAATGATAAAAATGCAGAGAGATTACTCTTTGCATCATCGAATAATCTTATACGTTTATAAATTTTTTGATCTAGATATTTTCTAAAAATAACTATTTTATTATCAGCCGCTGACCCGGGTCCTAAGTTTCCAGATCTTTCAACATATATCTTATCTATGTCAATTCCCTGTTGTCTGAATGTATCTAAGAATAGTTTCTTATTATCGAAGTTTGGTCTTGCTGTGACTATGATTACCTTACTACCAGCTTTTGTGGCGTTCTTAAGAATCGCTTTTACTTTATCAATCATTCTCGCAATCGGTGTAGAAGTTTTATTAAATATTTCTGCGTTAGTAAACTCACCAAAATCAAACTCTTCTCCAGCTTTTTTCTTATAGACATTAAACTCTTGATTATTTAATTTTTTAATTGTTTTACCGTCTTTCACTACACCGACTTTAGCTTTAGTTATAAACATAGTTTCGTCAACGTCAAACATTGTCAAACCTTTGCCCGATGCTTCTACAAGAAATTCAGAAAATTTTATCATTGTCCTATATCCTGTCGCCCTTGAATATTTGTTTTCTCACCTTCCCACAATTGAGTCTGTGCATTGACCTGATTTACGATCGCAGAAGTTTCACCGAGTTCAGCAGTGAAGGAACTTTTTTGTAGGTTACCAGCAACCGAAGTATCGATCGCACGCACACGCCCTTCGATTTCCTCGAGCGGGAGACCCGATTTTTTAGCAACATCTGATATCGTGTCAGCGATACTATTCGGATCAAGAGAGGAGAGAGCTGTCAGCGCGCCCTTAATATCCAGATCATTAAAGGCTCCGCCCGTCATAGCGGATAACTCATTGATAGCGGTCTTGTCTACTTTCAGCGTAATGTTCTCCATAGTCACCGGAGTCAGGTCGCCCTGTTGAGCTTTAATCTTCCGCTTGACTTCGGCGAATGCTTCGTCAAGCTTCTCGCCCATCTTCTCGGCAGTATCGATTCCCGCACGGATAGCGGCCTTCGCCTCAGCCTGTAGATCGGGTGGGAGAATTTTTGTGAGAGCATCTGTTAATTCGGCAGGATCTTTTCCGCTGGCTTCCTGTAGACTGGCTTTCAGTGCACGTGGAGAACTCGCTCCGGCGAACTCTTTCAGGAATCCGTTACTCACAGCAGATCCACTTCCTACGATTGCATCTAGACTTGTTTTATCAGAAGTCTCGACAGTCTCGGTCAGAGGTATTCCATCTATCTCTGATGTCAGAAAACAGATAGCATCTCCGGGAGCGATACCATCAGAGTCGGGATGATCTCGAGATACAGATACGGAACGGAACCCATTGCTGGTGGAAATCCCTAGCCCCACATCTGATGTGTTTAATGCCTTAAACCTTTGTTCTGCTTCTCTACTCGCAGTAGTCAATGATTCAAGGTCAGAGCTCTGTCTGATATTATCTAATTCATCTCTTATTTGTTGTATTGTAATACTCATGTAGCAAACCTTTCGAATACCTCTGATGCCAACGCCTCACGCTGGCTCGTACGAAGACCGAACTTTTTTAGATATTTACTCTGAAAAACTTGAGTAGATTCTTTAATAGTCTGCGCACCGTATAGGAGACCCAAACCGAACACGGGATATGTTCTTAACTCATATACTATAAACTGTAGTTGTGTGTTTAATGCCTCATAGTCTAGACCGCGCTGACCTGAGAAGAACTTCAGATTAGCAAAACGGTTTCCGGCTGTTTCTGTGGTACCCCACCTAGCCACCCCATATTCTCCACCGACTAAAATACTTGGGTTTAATGCAGCTCCAGACTCTGCTGCTAGATTACCTATTATACCACATGTTTGTTCGGGAGTAAACCCTATAGCATTAAAAAAGTTAAAGGCTTTCTCTGCTGGAGTAGCGCCGAAGAGAGAGGCTTGTGTTGTCTTTTCTGCTAGATTAATATCCGACCTACCCGTTAATACAGCGAGTTGTTGTGGTGATGGATCTTCTATACTATGGAACGATCCCAATACAAATGGTTGCTGGCTTTGCTTTCCGTCAAGAAAAAAACCTACGACCTTAGCACCTAATTGTAATTGGGGCATCTTCCCTATACCTGATACACCACCCTCTGTAGAAGGCGTCAATACATTGGCCCAAGGTAGCTTGAGTGACGGTATATCCTCCATTCGAGGGCTGTGGACACCGATGATTCTGACCTGTACTCTACCCAGCTGGAGTGGATCAGCCGTACTCGAGACGGTCCCTATGAACCACCTATGGTCGTCCCCATAGTAATTGTTCTCTATAGTCCTCATGTTGTACCCTTACGATTAGCTAATTTGACTAGATTGGATATAGTCTCGTATCTAACCTGTTGATTTGTATTACGAATTAGGTGTCTTGTACTATGGATAAGGTACTTCCCTGATCGTTTAGCATCTGGTGTATTGTCCGCTGCGGTTCTACTGTCCGCCTTCGGAGCATTATCCATAAACTCTACATCAATAGACTGGCCGATAGACTGATACCCCTGTTGATTAGGAAAGAAGTTCCGCCCTGGAAGCATCACCGAGATCTCTGACTTCCTTAGAAACTGTCCCATACTATAGGAAATTGCTTTGGTCGAATGGTCAGCAGCATTAAGATCTTCGTGGTAGGAAGGTACATCGCTGTAGACGGCACTTGCTGAAATTTGAGTGACTTGCGTAGTACCGTATTCGTGCATCTTACCTCGGTGTATCTCGAAAAACCTATCATAGTTAGGAGTAGTTGTACCTGCAATGATGTTAGCCTGCGATGCTAGTTTATCGAATATTTGATCTACTCGATAGTCTATACCATTCACAGTAAAGTTATTAGTATCTACGAACTGATACTTACCCGATATGCCACCATTATTAGCAATAGAAAGAGTATCTTCTGTATTTTTTTGTTGAAAAGAAGAGATATTGTAGGCTTGTTCGAGAAAGCTTTTGTTAGTATCGTTTGCAGATGCTTGATTGTACTTATATGTGTTGAAAGAAGACGATGGTGATTGAAGCATGTCCTGTAGACTATACATTCGAATGTTTCGATCGAATAGTGTACTGAAGGCGTAGAATGGTAGGCCGAGCTGACTTGTCGCTCTATCTGCGAGCCAGTGTATTGCTGTATAGGGTCTCCAATTCGGGATGATGACTCTCATTGCTGATTGTCTTGTGTCTGACGAAAGGATAACTTTCCGTGGTGTATCGAACTGATCTGATAGAATCTTACTGATTATTTCTTGTATTGTACCGTCATAGCACTTATTTACGTTCGAAAGTACATCGACGAAGGCATCTTTGTCCACAAATGCGAGTCGTATGACCTCTGTCTGGTCATTTCCCTTGTTAGTTTCCTCTATTTTAGTCAATACAAAGGTTCTTTCGAAGGCTTTGAACGGCGAATTCGGACATACTAACTCGAGTTCGAGCTCCTCAGAGCCCTGAAAATCTACTTGGCTGTATAGATTACCATCATCGAGTAGCGTGATTTCACCTGACAGTGATAACTTTTCGATTGATTCGAAGATCGAGATCTCAATAACAGATGCTCGAATGTCGTGAATATAGAGACCCGAACGATTAGTACGAAGCACTGCTCGCTTGATCTGTATATCATATGGAGATACGGTACGTGTATCACTCATGATTGCATAGCTTCCTGAAAGGCACGATAGACAGCTATGATGCTATCTGGTTTGATTATTTTGATTGCTCGTAAATCGTCGTTGACACGCTTGTATTCTTCGAAATATGTTACAGGTAACAGCTGTGCACCGGGAGCCTGTGCAGGATCTACATCGACATACTCCTGATCTGCATTCTCGTAGTGGTGTATTGAATTCCATTCTTCGATTGCACCGACTAGTGTTGCAATATCGAATCCTGTACCGTTGTCTGACCTGATGATCTCGTCATTCCTGAATTTTGCGGAATTTGTACGCTCTACAATGATCTGTCCTAGGTCGAGTCTCCGTCGTATGATCTTTCCTATAGCACCAGTAGACTGACCTTCGACAATCTGACCGGGCTCGAATACCTGTGATAGCTGATCACGAGTTGTCAATGTGAAAAGGTTACGATCGGCCTTTGATTTCTTCTCTATCTCTCGTTGAGATAGTGGCCAACCCTGCTCTCGAATGTTATCGTTCATCATAAAGAATGTGAAATAGTAGTCAGCAGTTCCGTACAAAATCTTCGATACTTGATCTGGCCGATCACCGTCCTGTATATTATACTTGGTGTAGAACGATACGTTATCCCGTACATCGTCGATTACTGATACATATGCACCAAGATTCTGTACAATAGTCGGTTCTTTCTGAGTCCCGAAGCGATAAAAGGTCTGTGGAAAATTATAAAAATACGACATTAGTACCCCTTCGCAATCATTGCTTTATCAAGTGTTCTGATCTCTGTAAACGACATTTGTATATCTGTTTGTTGGAATTGTCCATCTCTCATCAGTGTCATACCATTAGGATTATATGTAGTAGCAAAGGATGTAAGATAGCAGTCTTGTATACGAGTGGCGAGATGAGACTTTGGATTCTTACGATCTCTTATCTTAATCTCGAATATGTTAGGAAAACGATAGCCAATAGGAATACCCGATGCTACTTCTTTGATAGCTTCTGGATACATTTCATGTCTAAAAAACTTAATAATACGATTGATTTCGTCAGCCTCTCTATCAGATGTCGGTATCATACTAAAGGAAAAGCTGAATGTCCTCATCTGTACAGACTTGAATAGTGTCCTTGAATTAGGATTAGTAGTAGTTTTAAGTGCTGACTTGATAGCTCCACCTGCCGTATCACTAAGGCCCGATGCCAGTCTTACCGCAGCAAGTTCTGCTGTTTGCTGATTAGCATTGCCACCGAACATGTCAGTGAGAGATGATATACCAGAGCCTAAGCCTTCCATTAGCGCTTGTCCTGCACTTGCACCGCTTTTCAATGCTGCTTCACCTACTGCACCCATAACACCGAGATCAACATTTTCAAAATCTAATCCATCAGATATGTTCAATCCGGCTGGTAGAAATAAGTCACACGATGTTCCGAAGTCAAATGATTGACTATTAGATGGAGCTGTTCTTGCAAAGGTATCACTTTGTTGTGCCTGACCTGCTCCTACTACTGGATCACCTGTTGCTGTAACTGGCTCTCCTTGCTTACCTTCATTAACTTCTTTCGATTCTTTTTCTAATCGGGCAAGGCCTGCAATAGTAGCTCTTTTAGCTTCTTCACTGATCTCTGCAGGTTGCTGCGCTTTTACTGTAAAGCGAATAAAGGCGTCATAGTCATCCTGATTGTCAAGTGGAAACCGCAGCTTTTGTTTATTTTGGATATATGTTTCACTCGCCTGTGGCCCAAGGCCTGTACCAAGAATGCCTTCAATATAGCCTTTAGCATCACCGATTGCATTGTTGATTTCTCGCGAGACTCCGCCTTTTAAGCGCTGGTCTAAATTCTTTAAGTTTATGTCTGCCATTACGTTGTCCAATAAATAGCTTAAATTTCTTTTTGTTATTTATATGGTTTGATGTGGCATATTCAGGTAAGTACGTAATTCAAAACAAATCTAAGTACAAAGGTGACCCTAATAAGGTGATCTATAGGTCGTTATGGGAAAAACATGCCTTTCAATGGTGTGATACTCACTCTGGTGTGCATTCGTGGTCTAGTGAAGAGGTGGTTATACCTTACTATTACGAGATTGATAAGAAATACCATCGATACTTTATGGACCTTAAAATTACCATGAAAAATGGTAAAACTATCCTTGCAGAGATTAAACCTAAGAAACAGACCGAACCTCCAAGAGGTAAGAGGAAAACGAAGGGCTATATCAACGAGGCAATGACATATGTAAAGAATATGAATAAGTGGGAGGCTGCTGATTCCTATGCAAAGGATAGAGGCTGGTCTTTTCAGATCTGGACAGAAGATACATTACACGAAATGGGTATTATGAAAAAGAGAAAGCCTCTTGGCAAGAAACGCATAAAACCGCTAAAAAGGTTATAAATAGCATTATGTCAAATCTATTTCAAAAATTAGGCTATGAAGCATTCAGAGCTGGTGTTACTCCAAGGACCAAAGAGTCTATGACTTGGTTCAGGCAAAAGTCACGTTCTATTAGACGTGTCAACCGGCGAGAAATTATGAAAGAAGAGCCTATTCAATTGCGGAATACTTTCCGCCCAGGTAATATGTTTATGTTCTTTTACGATCCAAAGACAAAAGAGACATTGCCATATTACGATAAGTTCCCTTTGGTTATTGTTGTCGGCAAAGCACCGGGTGGATTCTATGGATTGAATCTACACTATATCACACCATTGTTGAGAGTAAAGCTATTAGACGCTTTGATGGATAATACAAGTGATAAAAGATATGACGAAAATACTCGCTTTAAGCTTAACTATGCTATGCTAAATCGTACATCAAAGCTGAGATTCTATAAGCCTTGTTTCAAGCACTATCTCCTCGACCATGTACAATCTAGACTAGCACATGTACCAGCACCTGAATGGGAAATAGCAACGTTCTTACCGATGGCAAATTGGGTCGGTGCTCAAGGTGCAGCAGTTTACAAATTTTCTAAGGAAATGATCTAAATGGCACTCAGTGTAGATACTTTTAAGTCAAACATTCGCCAGGGTATGGCGATGACAAATCTCTATAGGGTTATACTCCCTTCGCTCCCTGGCGCCAACTCTACACAGATAAATGCTTTGTGTAAGGCTGTTAGCATGCCGGGTAGACAAATACTTACAACTGATAGGCCTATGGGTATGAAGATGCAAAAGGTTGCATATGGCCATGCTGCAGAAGATGTTAACTTAACATTCCACCTATTACAGGATTATGGAGTAAAGACATACTTCGATACGTGGCAAAAGCTGGCTATTAATCAAGAAGAACAGCGAGCAAACTATAAAAAAGAATATGCATACGATGTTATCGTACAGCAATTACGTAAGGATGCTATCATTGACTTGGGATTCAATGTTAACTTAGGCATTCTCGGCAGCTTTGGTGCAGATATTATTACACCCGACCAAGTAGCCTTTACGTGTATCCTTGAGGATGCATTCCCAACAACAGTAAATTCAATTGAATTTAGTAATGAAACTGATCAAATGGGTGAACTATCAGTTCAGCTATCTTATACAAACTGGAGAGAAAAAGAAGGCGGCCCGCTTTCTAAACTCCTTAACTTCCTGAGGTAAATAATGGCACTACCAAAAATTAATATGGCACCTAAGTATACCATGACGATTCCATCTACGGGTGAAGACGTCATGTTCCGTCCTTTTCTTGTAAGAGAAGAGAAGGTGCTAATGATGGCTATGGAGACTGGCGATAGTAAGTCTTCTTTAACTGCTATCATTGACGTAATCAAAACATGTGTTGATTCTGACACAATTAACGAGAATAATCTTACTGCATACGATGTAGAGTTTATGTTCCTACAACTACGCTCTAAAAGTGTCGGTGAGACAAGTAAAATTGGCCACAAGTGTGAGGCCTGTGAACACGAGAATATTATTATAGTACCGCTAGGCGAAGTCAAAGTAATGCAAACTATCCCAGATATGTCTGATATTATTGAGCTTACACCGGAAATTTCTCTTAAAATGAAATGGCCTACATACGGCGAACTAATGAATGCTGGTGTTGAACCAGAAAATATGAATAATTTAGACTCAGTGTTTAAGCTTCTTACTCGTTGTATCGATAGCGTTATGACAAACGACGAATCAATGAAGCTTTCTGACGAATCTGAAGAAGAACAACAGAGTTTCTTAGAAAGTCTGAACGGTGATCAATTCACTAAAGTAAAAGAATACGTGCAAAACATTCCATCAGTTAAATATAAAGTAGATATTACCTGTGAAGGATGTGGCGCTGACATTAAATCAGAGATAACGGGAATTGCAAATTTTTTCTCATAGGCCTTTCTCATGATACACTAGGGAACCATATGCAGACAAACTTTCAACTGATGATCCATCATAACTATAGTTTGGCTGACTTAGATGGAATGATTCCTTGGGAACGAGAAGTATACGTATCGATGCTTCTTGATTGGTTGAAAGAAGAAAGGCAACGAGTAGAATCGCAGCGAAATAGGAAATAAAATGCCAAAAGCTACACCAGTATTTCAAGACATAAAAGCTACGCTTATTGAAGCTAATGAACAAAGGACTGTCACTAATGATCAGGTGATGGAACTTAATCAAACGTTCAAAGACATGTATGACATGGAAAAGGGCGCTCAACTAGATGCATTGGAAGCTTCAAGAGAAGCTAGTGCTGCTATCGGTGGCCAACAGGCCGGATTGCAACAGGCTGCTCAAGGTCTAGCAGATGATACTGAAAAGAAATCTGGTGGCTTTTTAAGTAAACTATTAGGTGGTGGTCTAATGGTAGCTGCAGGTGCAGCTTTAGCCGCAGTTGTTGCCGGTATCTTGGCTATTATGAAGATGGACGTCGATGGCATTATCGCCAACGTAAAAAAGTTATTCACAATATCTGATATGGCCGAAGGTGTCGGTGATGCTCTTAGCAAAGGCGGTAAGTTCTTTATAATTATGACTGCACTTGGTGCTGGCCTCATGGTATTTGGTGTAGGTAGTGCTGTTGCTGGTGCAGCTGATAAATTCATAGATATGGACGTTGAGTCTATCAAACAGTCTGTTTTACAGTTATTGTCTATTGGTCCTGCAGCAGAAAAAGATGGTAAGTCATTCATCGGTGAAGGTGCTAAGTTCTTAGTAGCAATGACTGGATTAGGACTGGGTCTTGCTGTATTTGGTGTAGGCTCTGCAATTGCCGGTATGTCTGACAAATTGTTAGATAAATTCAACGGCGATTTTGCAACAAGCATTAAAAACAATGTTCTAACATTATTGTCTATTGGAAGTGATGTTGAAGCAAAAGGTGGTTCCTTTATGGGTGATGGTGCTAAGTTCTTACTAGCAATGACAGGTATTGGCCTTGGACTTGCGGTGTTTGGTCTAGGTAGTGCTGTTGCTGGTATGTCTGATGCTCTCTTAACATATTTTAATAGTGACTTTGCAACAAGCATTAAAAACAATGTTTTGATACTATTATCCATTGGACCTGCTGTTGAAGAGTTAAGTGGCGGTACTTTCATAGGAGAAAGTGCTAAGTTCTTACTAGCAATGGTAGGTCTTTCGGCTGGTCTGGTTGCTTTTGCGGGTGGACAAGCATTTGCTGGAATTGTTGACTTCTTTGTAGGTGACCAAGCTACTAAAATGAAAAACAGTGTTATCACACTCATTAGTATTACTGACGGTATGGGTGATGATCCAGTTTACAAAGCTAATCAATTCAAAACATCGATGACCGTAATTGGTGAAGGATTAAGTAATTTCTCTGGTGGTAAATTTATGTCTGCATTGAAAGATGCAGGTACTGCTGTCCTTGGATTTTTTGGATTAGGTACTGAATCGCCATTTGATGCGATTATGGGTGTTGCTAGAAATGCTGATGCGCTAAATAAAGGCGCTGATGCTGTTGAACGTCTGGCCTTTGCACTCGAAAAGATTGCTCCATTGAATTTTACAGGCAATGTTGCTGGTCAATTACAAGCTCTAGCAAAAGACTTAATGATGGCTGTTGCTCCTCTTGAAATGGCTATCAATGGTGGCACACTTCCAAAGTCTCAGGCTGCTAGGCTTGGATTAGGTAGAAAAGATTATGTTTTCAAAGGATTGTCTAGTCCAGAGCTAAAAATAGACGAGGCTGTAACAACCGTCAATAAAGTAAGACAAATGATAAGTACTATGCTAGGTGAAGCACAGACTGATGTTGCTAATGCTAATTCCCAGTCAAGCGCTGCTGGTGGCGGAGGTAGTGTAACAACCAACAACATTTCTAATGGCGGTGCCTCTACGATGATTGTGCCTCAATCGTCACCATTCAATATGAATGAAACAGCAACAATTTTAAGATAAAAGAAAAGGGAGCCGAAGCTCCCTAATCCCCGAACATTCTAGCCTAAGCCGGAATGCCGTTCTCCTTTGCGTTATTGCCAACTTTTGTCCGAATCTAATTCAGCGACTAGGCCCACGTGGGGTTGGTATACCTATTCCTCATTAGCGAGCTTAGCGAAGTAAGACAGTGTGTCTTCCTCATCACCTGCTGACATTGCTGCCGCAGTGATTGGCTCACTTTTGATTTGAGGTTCAGGAGCAGGATCGTTAATGATTCTTTCCTGTTGAATTGTCGGTGTCCCTGCATTCGCTTCTTCACCAAGTACCCTCATAAGTTTAGCCTGAAGTTCAGAATAAGTCTTATAGTTTTTAGGATCAGTGAATTCATTCAAATCGTGCATTTGATTATAGACAGCCTCGAGTTTATCGTCTTCGGCTAATTGCGATTGACTTGAGAACTCCGACTTATCATAGTTGCGATAACCTTCTACATTACGAATCTTCAATTTGAAGTCTGCACCTTCCCAAAGGTCGAAAGGATTCACTGGGGTTTCGTCTGCAAAGTCAGGTTGCATAACATCCATGACTTTGTCAAAGATCTTCTTACCAAACTGGTAAAGGAAGACTTTACCCTCGTTTTGAGGGTTCGAAGGATCGCTTACTACATAGATATTAGACACATAGTGAAGCCTACGCTTCTGGCTACGAGCCTTTTCTTTATCCGCATCATGACCAGTATTCCAAAGCTTGGAATTCAACTCACCAACTGGATCGTTTTGACCGATAGAAGTTAGTGACCGCTCGATATACCATTGGCCTGTTGGCCCTTTGAAACCGTGGTCCCAATACCGTACCCAAGGTAGTTCTGCACCTTCGACGGCAGGCAGAAAACGTACAACAGCATAGCCATTACCGGCTTGGTCAACTGTAGGTTTCCAGAATCGTTCGTCGGCATAAGACTTTGTTTCTGTCTTACCACCGGCTGCTTCAGCTGCTTGAATAAGCTTACTGATTTGATCTTTATTGCGTTTTAGATTTTCGAATGACATATATATTCTCCGTATGTGCTGAAATATTAACTGTATTATTATACCATATATTTGTACTAATGTACACCATTATTTATATTGCTTCTAAATCAATAGAATCACTTTCACGAGGTAACCAATTTAGGTTTTGAGCCTCTACCTCGATTTTACCCTTAATGACAGGAGAAACGAATTTACTCACGTCTTCAGGTTCGATACCATTATTTTCACAGACATGTAGTACTGCTTCCATATATGGTACCTTCAATTCAATAACCGCTTGTTCAACGATCTTTGAAAATTTCGCTTTTGTTAAGAAATTATTAGCATCTTCTTTGATGTCAGTCATTTTTTTCCTTTCATACTCACTTATCAAACACTCTAAGAATAATAGTATCTTTATTGATACGACCATTAGCATCATATGCTTTAGTAGTTAGTGCCTTCCATTCCTTGTCAATCTGATTAGGAGTTTTCTTAAGAGCGATTGGCAAGAATATATCAGGCTTTCTCAACGATTGAGACCTAGACAGTTTTATATCAAAGCCTTTAATGGTTGAACCACTAACTGTAAATCCAGTACTGCCTTCAACAGCGACTAGTTCAGTAAGCCTTTTATTCTTAACGTTAAAGGTAAGCAGGCGGACAGCGCCAATAACCAAGACTGGATTAATCGATACAATCTTGAAGTCGTTATCTTCTTTTTTGTATTGCATTCTTGCAACCTGCTTGTCGGCCGCTTTTGGTTTTGCTATTCTGACACTACGTTTAGCCTTACCTGAAAGCTTAATACGTTCAATGTCAGCAAGCATCTTTTCACATTCGGTTAACCGACGCTTAAGTTCGGTGCGAGTCAAATGTGAATAACCTTCTACGGCCTGTTCACAACGCTTATGATAAGCATCACCATAATCAAGCAACCACCCACTGATAATACCAGTGATCGCGGTGGTTGCTGAAGGAGGGAGAGCGTGTCGCTGGAAGGAAACATAAATGTCGAGCACTGCTTTCTCCCCTTCAATCCATTTATCTTCTAAGTCGTCTATGTCTGCAATGATAGTGCGAGCAATCTTTCGCTCAAGCTTCTGCATTGGAGACAGTGATATTACATTACCAGCTTCTGCAGCCTCTACTTTCTTTTCCGCAAGAATTTGATTACCGTCAGCAATCATAGCATCGCAGTATCTTTTTAGGCCAGCTTCATAGTCTGCATTAGACTTGCCTTCCCAAGCAAGCTGGCTTTTGTCCATCTCACATAAAATCCAATATGCTGTAGCAACATAGTGAGACATTGAGCAAAACTTGTATTCAGGGTTTGCAAGGATAGCCTTAGTGTCATCTTTATTGTAAGCCTGCTTTATATAGCGCTTCATAATATCAGATGCTTCTTTCTTATCAATTTCCAAATGAAAATATGATAAGACTGCAGGACTAAATCCCTTTTCTAAAGGGGCTGCTCCAGCACCGGTACGTGCACGAGCTCTTACAGTTTTTTTACGGGTTCTCTTAGGTATTGCCATTATCTATCATTCCACTTAATTAGTTCATCATCACCGTTAGAGTCTTTACGAGCCCTGAGGTATCCTTGGTCGATCAGAGTGTCAATGGTTGTCACAATAATCTTATTACGATCGTTGCGACCTAGAAGATAAGTGCAATAACACACTATCCCAACTAATAACATTCCGATCAATGGAGTATCCATTAAGCTGACTTAAATGATTTGATACGATCGAGACGAAATGATCTCCAATCACCTTTACCTTCACTAGCTTCTAGATCCCATACAACAAGGATGTCTTTATTTTCAGGACGATTACGGTATTTACTGCGACTAAACGGTACGTTTTCATCAGCAGGTTGTACTGCATCTTTCCTAAGAGTACAAAGCATTTTACGATTAGATCCGTCTGCTTTAGTAAATTCAACTAAGCAATCACTTACAGTCAAAAGATTAGTACAATCTTCTTTCATTTTTACAAAATCTTTTTCCATTAGTATAGGCCTCCTGTGATAAAGTAGTAGTCAATCAGCGCAAAGGTTAATCCAAGCACCATTCCATAAAAGAGAATTTTATGTGTAGCCATTAGTTCCAACCTTCCGTTGATTCGTAAGCAGTTTGATCGGCTAAGCGATCACCGTAATGTTCGGCAAGATATTTCTCACCATCAGTATAATGAATTTCAGAATCGTTGTCATACTTTGCAGTATTTACGATTTCGTCATCAGCATAATCGATGATTTTAATCTTTGCACGACGATCGGCAACTTCTTTGATTAGTAAGTAACGATCTGTGTATTGTTCGTCAGTCATACCGACAACTTTTGATTTTAATAATTTCATGGTTAGTTTCCTTCCTTTTCCATTTTATAGTACTATTATACCACAGTTTTAACCAGTTGTACAGGAAAAAATGCATTTATTTGCATTTTTATTTTCAACAAAATCAATGGCTTAGCAAAAAAGTTCAAATTATTTTTTCCAGTTGTAGAAAATATGGCTACCAATTCTAGTAGTTTCTGACTTTTCACTAGCCCATGCTGGTGTAACATAGTCAGCATGATACCATAAAGCACCATTTACTTGATCAAATACTTGATTATTGAATACTCCCCATGCAACAGTAACTGATTGACGCCAAGCTTCCTCATCTTTAGGATCGTCTGACTTACCATCGCAATACCAGCTAAATTGGCAACGATGGCGTACTGGAATCTGTTTACTTGGGTCGTCCCATTGTGGTCGTGTAGGCCCTTGATAGATTACTTCGCATGGACTGTCAGGGTAATACTCTGACTCAACACGATTCATAACAACTTGAGTCACTGCAATTTGACCTGCCATCTCTTCACTACGAGCTTCATGGTAAACGTTTAGTGCTAAGCACATTATTGCTTCAGCTAACATTATCCTCTCCTCATTCTAGCTATTTCTTCGGCGGCTGCTTTTGAGCTGATAGGGACAGCATTGGATTTATGCATTTGTCCAATACCTTTGATAAGGGTTCCTGTGTATTGCTGTGCAGGCTTTTGTCGTGCGTCGCCGGATACATTGTCCGACGTCTTGATTGTTGACCGGCCCTCTGCATAGTTTGGAATCTTGTTGCCACTGTCCTTAACCTTCCCTTTAATTTGATCAGGGTGTACACCCCTATCCATAAGCCATTTATCATGCCGCGCTTGTGCTGCAGCATGACCGGGCTTACGATTGACCTTCCGCTTCTTGTTATTTATAGAAGACATGCCTCGCACGAGGTGCATGCCACTCATTAAGAGTATTCCTTTATGCGGATTTGACCCATATCAACTTTTGTAAAGATAGTTTCAAGAAGTTTTTGGCGTGGGCTTGATGTTTGATTATTCAATAATGCAGTATACTCATTCTGGTATTCAGTGAGTTTTTCCATAGTCATTGAAGACATCATATGTTCAGCTTTTTTCATGGTATAGTTTTCCTTCCTTTTCCATTGTATAGATCTATTCTACCATAAATAGAACCAATTGTACAGGAAAAAATGCATTTATTTGCACTTTTTTTTAATTAATAATATATAGATCACTGCCACGTACAGATAAAGGTATAACCATATGGCTACCTTTCACGAATGCACACCACAGTGAATGGAGCTAATATGACTAACGATATGTTTGATTTCGGCTTTACAGCCATGGACGAGACGGAGTTAGAGGCCGTTCAACGGACTCAAGAGGCCGTAAATACCGCAGAACAGCAGCTAAATACAGCTCAAGAGCGGCTTGACACCCTATATAATGCCATTACGCCGCTCTTGAATAACCTAAAAGCCAACCCAGAGAAAGACTACATTTATTGGCCAAATCGGCTTAAAAAGGTAGAAGACTTTGAGAGTAAAATACAGGAAATTTATCGGTGAAGACCGGATTTCGGTCTTCTTTTCAAGTCTGCCATAAGAAACTTACGGTTTGTTTTGTTAAGACCGGGATGATGGTTATTACCTGCTAATGTTAACCTTCGTCCTTGTGCGTCATATCGTACATCCCAAAAATGAACAACACTATCATTATATTTAACATAGTCTTTTGCGTGGTTCCATATGCCTTTTTGAAAACCTTCGGTCAAATCTAATTTTTCTCTTGTTGTAAATGAATGGTGAAGCTTTTTAGCTAACGTGTCGTGACTTGGCCAGCTCATATGGTTAAGCCTTCGATCAACAAATCCAGAAGATCCTAAACATCTTTCCCACGCATCCTGACTTGTAAACTCGTCAAAACAAACATTACCTAAGCAACCTTTAACTTCTATGTAAGGGTTGAACATTAGCATTTCGTCTTCAGCAAAGCCAGCAGATGCTATGTATGCAATTCCATTAGATGCACACGAATAAGCTACTGCAGATGCATATGCATTTAGTTCGAGTGCGTCTACATCATCGTTTTTTAGAAATGCAATATAGCTTTTAATTGCATCGGCTTCATCACGGTGTAGAACTTTGTCCATATCTCTTAAATGAATGTTTGCATGTTCAGGCTTATCTTTAATAAACCATTTTCTACTACGAGATGTCCAAACAATAAAAACATAATCTGATGGCTTCATCTCTTGGAATTTTTCTTTTACTTTCAAATAAGTCCAACTTGCAGCAGTGCCCGGATTACCGTGTACTTCTAACTCGTCAACATTTAACATTTCTGCTAATTGTTGCTGATAAGGCGGTTTATAATCCGGGTGATCTCTATAGCCTTCGTGTGGTAACTCAGCATAGCTGTCACCAAAAATCCATAATTTACTCATTCTAATCCTCGTAAATAAAAGGGTCGTTTTTACGGATTTTCTTTAATGCTTTCCGTAGCTTCCACCAACGCCTGAGTCTAAAAAATAATTTCATATAGTGTTCTTTCAAAAAAGTAAGGTCTTTCTTGAGGGCACCTTTATTTCCCGCCTAACTTATATATAGGTGTTAGGCCTAACCACGTTTATACTCGTAACCTTTTGGACACTAGGGCCGGAATCGAACCGGCGTGACTGGAGTTGCAGTCCAGGGCATAACCATTCTGCCACCTAGTGATTGGTCGGAGATGCTGGATTCGAACCAACGACCCTCTGCTCCCAAAGCAGATGCGCTACCAGCCTGCGCTAATCTCCGTTAATTGGCCTGCCCTGCAAGATTCGAACTTGCGACCCACAGCTTAGAAGGCTGTTGCTCTATCCAGCTGAGCTAAGGGCAGATTGTGTACATTCCGCAACTGCAGGAATGAACTCTGGAAAACAATAAAACACAACTATAGTAATTGTGATACCTATCAAAAAATTAAACATAATATACTTCCTTCAAAAGAGTGGGGCGGCGGTCACATCATCTATCCCTCTCGACCTGTTGGCCCGCCCCTTGAGAAGGATAGGGTACATTCTATTTAAGATTACGGTTCCCTGAGTCGTACCAGACTTGTAAACCTCTGAGACTGTCGATCTTATTAGTGATCTCCCTTATTCAGCCTCTCAATCTTTACCTTCGCTATGTCATAATATTTACTTCCTTTTCCATTTTATAGTACTATTATACCATAGTTCTTGTCAAAAGTAAAGGAAAAAGTGCATTTTTATTTTCAACAAAATCAACCACTTATGATTTTTTTCGATAATCTTTCACAGCACCCTTAACCAGTGTAGGATATTTTCCTAAGTATGTACCTGCTCTAAGATCATCTTTTGTGACTAAATGTTTATGCATATGCTCAACACTGTCATAGTTTTGAAGGAGCCATTTACCAAGCTCATCAAACTCTGCGTCTGAAATAAGAGCATCATCTTCTACATAATAAGCATATGCACACATTAAGTATTTTGCAATAGGGTTCTTCATCCGCTTACATATATCTCATCTTTTGGTCTATACCATAATTTTTGATGGTAGAACTTAGCTAATAGCTCTTGTATTTCTTTTTGCCTCTCCTCTGTAGTTGCAGAGTAGGCAATAAGAGACATTTCTATTAAAGCTAGTTCTTTTACTGTTAGGTGGAAATCAGTGTTTGGTTTCCTCATTTTTGACTCAACATATGTGCCATATCAATTTCTAATGTTTTTACTTTTTCTTGCAATTCTTTAATAAGAGCTCTATTGCTGCGGTGATCTATTCCTGCTGCCTCATCAGCTTCTCTGGATTTTCTTAGCATATAGTCGTAATATCTTTCTGACTGTTCTTTTCTAAGTACCTGTTCCATAGTTCCTCCTGTAATTTATATGCCTCTACTTCATATGGACGATCATAATAAGGTAACGTGTCTTCCATTAACTCGCTTCTCTCACACTGACGCAAGTGTACCATTTCGTGAAATAGCGCAGTGATGAGATCTGAAGTCTCTTGTCCGGTTTGAAGTTCGATGAAATGAGAGTCACCTTTTGTACCATACCAGTTACCGCAGACGTCTTCGTCTGTGTCACATAATGATATAGTAACGTCAAGGTTTTGTTTGCGTGGCATGAGTTCTTTTAGTCCGAACCAAAAAGCTAACTCTATACGAGCTCGCTCAATATGTGTGCCACCTTCTATATCCATCCAAATCATAGTACTATTATACCATAGTTAGACGGAAATGTAAACCCCTTATTTTGGGGTAATAACTTCCACATTGTCTGGAAGATTAATCTTTGCTTCTTTGTGTTTATGGTAGACAAAGAATTGTGTTTTCTTAAACTCATTGAATATGCCCTCCGTAATAGGCCGCCAGTTGTTGGCCAAGCGGAATGTATTTTCCGCATTACGATTTGAAGAGAGTACAAAGTCAGTAGTACTGATTAAGTTAAAATCAAAAATAGAATCAAATCCGTAAAGATGAATCTCATCGGCGTTTAATCTATTACATGCATAATGAGTAGCCATATGACCACAGTTAAAGTCTGTATAATTTTTAGCGTATTTAGGAAGATCTAAATAGAATTCTTTTACTTTCGGTGAGTGTTGCATATAAAAGGTTGGATTACCTTCCATGTACTTTTTAGGTCGTGCACCCATAACCCATTCAAGATTGGATAGATTTACACTACCTTCTTGAATAGCTCTACACATTTTGAAGTCTACAATACACGTCGCATATACGTTAGCAATTTCTCTTGGTGGTAGATTACACGTTAACTTGATACCTTTAGTTGGTTCGTAAAATCTATGCGAATCACCGTTACCAATAATATGAACTTTCATTAACTCATCAATTCCCTAATTTTATCTTTACCTTTTGCACCAGTCCAATGAACGCCTCTAATATCTTTTGGCAATTTAATTCCATCTAAAAACATAAGCCTCATAAAATTAAACTTTTGTGGCGCATCTGTAATATATATTGCCTTTCGTAATGAGTCAAGCATACCATGAAGAACTTCTTGATCTCCTCTTACTGGCTTTTCAATACACATTTGAGCCCATTCTCGTAAGATAGGAGGTTTATCTCTGAATGCTACAATACCTGAATTATGCCATAGTTGTCCAGTTCTTTTTGACCAAGGTCTATCCTCTACCATAGTAAGTTTTTGAGGCTCGATATAGTTAAAGATTTCAGTCATATCACCTCTAACTTCAAAGTCAGTATCAATCCAACATACTTCTTTATATGGAGTTGCTAACATTGCGCCGGGTTTAAGAAACCAGCCTTCACCCATGTCTTTTTGCATCTGCCCTATAGAATGGAATTCTTTTGAGTCAACTGCCCATTCCATCATACTGTCAGTCATACCAAAGTCAGCAAGAGATATTTTTACGTCTGGATTATGCTTGCGAAATGTTTCGACAAACCACGGTAACATCCACTCAGTCTTTTCATCACACCCTGTCAAAAAGGCTCTATCAAAGTTGCTCAATTGTATATCCCTCATTATAGTTGTGTTTAGCCTGACAACCTAATTCGTTTTGAATCGTAGTAAAGTAATCTTTAGCTTCATGCGTCCACGGATATAGTTCTTCTAAAAACGGAAAGTTATCAAGGTTTAAGTATACATCAGTCGGAGCAGCTCCTCGTACCTGAGCATGATTAATTATTTGTCTTGCACCAGCAGGCTTAATTGCATATGCATGAGCACCTGGGAAATATCTTTTAGAAGTAAGTGGACCAGACCCTAAGACTTGTGGTATTCTAAAGCGGCCATAACTTGGCTTGCCCATAGACATCATTTGTTTGAATCCCCACCCTGCTCTAATAGATTCAGGAATAGGATCTGTTTGTACAGCATCATGTTCATATATCATAATAGGCTGATTTAATTCAAGACATTTTTGCCACAAAGAAAAGTGAGAAAGAAAAGCTGCTGCACAATTTAGGTTACGAGAATACTTTTCATCAGTAAGAGCTTCAGTTTGTATAACCTTCTGTTCTTTTAATAGTTCTACTGGATTGTCTTTAGGAGTAAAGGCATGAAACTTTTCAATGATTTCGCCATGCTTTTCACCTGAAGCAATGCACCTATTTGCAGCTTCAACTGATTTCTCATTATCCATTATTGTAATTACAAAAGATCTCATAGTGTTGTTGTAGAGCGCGTGCCCTGCACCTTCGTATGGTATGTTTTAGTCTGACCAATACCCTTAAAGTTTTGATAACATAAAAGAGCATCGTTTGGCCAAATACCGATGTTACTAATTAACTCCAAAGCTTCCTTAGCAAGATCTGGTTTAATTATATATGCACTATTTCCTGCTAATCCTTGAGGAATGTCATAAGCATCAACTTTAGGTACATTACCAATATCGTATTTGAAATCTTGCACAATAGCGTGATAAACTTGAGATTTACGAGTTGCACCTCGTGGATCGTTGATTCCAACTAAGTTAAAGCCGGATTCAAGGATGTATTCTGGATCAAATTTTTTAGTTAAATCAAATATCGCATCATGCTCCATAATAAGCATTGGCTCATTAGTGCTAGCGACTTCTTTCCATAACTTCCAATGAGAAAGAAAGCATGCAATACGTTTATTCGGATCCATAGTTGGATATGCAGTTAACTTTAACCCTGTGGCAAAATCAATTCTTCCACCTTCAAGAGGATATGTCCATTGCAGCATGTTCTTATTCATAATGCTTGGTACTTCGTCAGGTGTTACTGCTTCAAATTGTTCAACGGTAAATGTATTTCCTATAGTCTTAGAAGATTCTTGACAGATCTCCGAAGCTTTAACAGAAGTATCATTTCCAATTAGTGTAATAATTTTCGCTTTCATGATAACCTAATAATGTAACTGTCTGGTTGACCTGTCTTTGCGCGCAAGTCAAATCGCTCTATAGTCATACCTGACCGATCAAGTGCTTGTAGAAATTGTTCGTTCTTAAAAGCATTATAGTCTTTCAGGTTTCTTTGAATCCATGGATGACCTAATTCAGCTAGTGTCATTTTTTCTAATGGAAATACGTCTTCAATAATATATTGTCCACCTTCGGCAAGAAATGGCTTTAGATTATTAAAGGTAAGCATGTTAGCCTCTGGCGTATGTTTACCATCGTCGATAATAATATCAAACTTAGTACCACCAAATTTTTCATGCATTTGTGGAGCTACGGCAGCATTAGTAGAATCTGCTTTCATTAAATGTGCACGTTCATGACCATACGGTTCAATTTCATTCATACGAGTACGAGTAAAAATATCTAATCCATATATGTCTGCATTTGGAAAGTAATCCAAATGTGCTAGCATACTGTGGCCTTTCCATACACCTACTTCTAAAAGCTTTAGTGCATCTTCACGAATAGGCTCAAAGAACTTTTCATATACTGTATCGTACTTGTGCTTTGAAGATTTGTCTGCACCATACTTGTCAAATAGTTTACCTAGCATAATAGCTCCTACTTCTTAAAAGACAATGTATGTTGTCTTCCATCGTATTCAAATGTTATTGTGCTATGAGAATAAATTGTTGAAGCTTCTTCTTCATAACGAGTTTCTGTTCTACAGCTTGGGCCTGTATTCTTATTTCTTTCGGTATTTAACACACCGCCTAGAAAAGCTCCAATTGCTCCTCCGTTCTTTTCGCCTGGGATGTTATTACCAATAGCACCACCTACAATAGCACCTTCTAGAAAGTTACTAATATCTGATTTATTATTGCCTGGGTGGCCACCTTTAGTACACACTTCAACTGTGTATGGCTGCTTCATGATCACTTCTTTATAGTGGTCTGTAATATTTTGTGCATTCGCTGATGTTGACAACAGAATAAGTGCTGTTGTGATAAGTAGTGTTTTCATGATTTACTCCAATAATTTTTCTGTGCGCCGGTATCAAAATCAAATCCCCAGTAGTCAATATCTGGTTTATACCAGTCTGCTACTATATCGATTGTCTGTTTATTATATAGGTCCTGATAAGAACCCTTATTTAGAGCTGTTACATTACGAGCTCTACTCATTCTAGGAAAGCCAAAGTATTTTTCTAAGTCTTCATTTAGATTTTCTGTACGTAGAATATCACACCTAACTTTGCCATTATCGTCTACAACATGATCAAGAGCAGGATACCAACCTCTTACAGCTCTATGCCACATATAGTCTTCGTTTCCCCATTTGAATCTTTCCTCAAGAAATGCTTCGAACGAACTAACATCAGCATATGATGGATCAACCTTTCGCTCTACTTCAATTACTTTCTTTGCAAAAAAGTAACGACTAACCACCCTATCCCAAGGATTACGAACAACAGCAAAGGCATCAAATTGCTGTCTGTAATTGACATTGAGGTCACGCCATCTTGCATGTTCTGCACCCAAATGATCATTAGTTTCTCTCATTTTCTGCTTTAGTCCACCTACATATTTTTCATTAATATGCTTATCAGGTGTATTTACGTGAATGCGATCGCCTAGTCCATGACGGATAGTCATACCAGCGTTCTTAGGAATGTGAACAAATATTTTACGTGACAAGTTTGATAAGCTCATTAAAATTCTCGCCTTTCTGAGGTAGTTTATCTTTTAAGAAAAAATGTACAAAGTGGCATTCTTTAACTTTGGTATTAGCCGTATATAGGCCATTCCATCGCCAGTCCATATTTTGGACTTTCATGTGCTGCTCTTTCACCCAGAAGTTTAGAAGAGTTTGATCTGTCGACCACTTCCAAGCTCCTTTACCATCAACAAAGTCTTTGAACTTATTTTGCTCAATAAACTGCTTCGGAGTCATACCCTTTAGATATTTGCTAATGCTACTATTCATAAGCATTAAGCCCATATTGTAAAATTCAAATCCAAGGTTATTAGGTTTGAAATCAACGAACTGTTGAAGATCTCTATACTGCATTGCAGAGTAATTGCGAATCTTTTGTTTATACGCTTCAGTGATTGGCATTTCTCTTTCTGCCACTCCACCAAAGTCATACTCATCGCTAAATGATTCGAAAATATTAGGAGCATCTGGTCTAATCCAAATGTCACTGTCTACAATAGCTATTTTATCGTATTGATCTAAGTAGCTAAATGCATTTTCTTTTTCGTAAATAGGAAGATAGCCTAACCTGTCCACAGCTTCCTTAGAACGGTTAGTTGAGAACGGGTCAGGCCTTATCATTAATTTAGGTACTGTCTGTACAATATGATCAATGTCATATTTTTTACAGTATTTACTTACTGATTCGATACAGCCATTATATAGTTGTGAACCTTTTCCAACGTTCACTTGATAAATCATAGTTTTCATAATTACTTCTTCGTGGTAGAACTCATCCATGCCGCAGCACCGAAATAAGCACCGACTATACCAGCCTGTGCAATATAAAATAGACCTAGAAGATCAGCAAGTCCTGCGACTCTGCTGTCACTCATTAGTGGTGTAAATAGCACAACAGTAAAAATAAGCATAGAGACCATTGCGATCCATGCCATCTTTTTTTGTGCTTCTGCTTTTTCTTCTCTTAATTCTAGCTCAAGCATTTCTTTTGACTTTGTTAATTCGTCATCACTCACTATACCATCACCATCTAAATCATACTCATTATACTTAGAGCCAGCTTGGAGTTTCTTAGAAACCATATTCTCCTCCTTGGCTTGATATACTATGTATACTGTTTGTAGACCTCAACTGCTTCAGGTAAAGCACCAGCAAGAAGATATTCAATATAGTCATCTTTATCAGACTGGAATCTGATACCGATGCCACCATTGTCAATCCATCTTTTAATATTATCAGGCTTATCGTCGATAAGGATGTTTGGTGTACCTTTAATTTTACACCTAGCATACTTATGTTTGTTACTAGTAAAGATAAGATTTTCCATATCTTTTGGCATCCAGCCACGATCTTGCAACCATACTCTTTTCCAATAAGCCGAGTTCATTGTATCGTTACGAAGAGGAGATGAACAAATACCCCAACCCATACCGGCTTGTTGAGCGATAAGTTTAGTTTCTGAAACAATCGTATCTGAGATAGACTTTTCACCGTCCATAAACTCTGGCAACTGATTAAAGAAGTCAGTGTTATGTAAATCCATTAAGGATTTTTCTTTTTGAACGATTGATTTCCAATGGCCAGCGCCGCAGCTGTCGGCCCAAAAGCCGAAGAAGTCTGCGATAACGCCGTCCATGTCGAGATAAATGTTAGCCACTATTTGTTTCTCCAAGCTTGAATTGTTGATTCATAAGATGACGGTGAAAGCTTTTCCCATACATCCAATGGTGCCAGACCTTGCTGACGTAACTCTTTATAGTAATTTACAGTAACCTTATTTTGGATCAAGAATTTCTTGAACTTGGCTTTAGTAAATGGACCTTTTGAGTACTTAAATCGAGCCACAATTTCACCATCATATCTTAGATATTCTGAGTCGTTTGTGAATTTTTCTTTATAATAAAACATTGGGTTTCCTTCCTTTTCCATTTTATAGATCTATTATACACTATTTTTTATCAAAAGTAAAGGAAAAAGTGCAAAAAAGTTTGTAATGAAAACAAACACTTAGCAAAAAAGTTCAAATTAATTTTAGAGAACTAGACCTTGTTTTACCATATCCATAGGATGAACCTTATTAGTCCATTGGTTTGTGGTCCATTTATGGCCATCAAAGTCAAGCCAAGGGGACCAACCTACAACAAGTGCTGATCTGTTTTTGGAAGGATTAGAATTAAAATTCCATCTGTGAGGTCTGTACGTATTAAAGTGGTATGCAAAACCTTGCTCAAAGTACAGTTTATTGCCAGATTCAAACTCAATAAAATAATCATTGTCAAATGTAATAGGAATAAGCAATCTTGCGAGCATTTCATTAGGCTCATCTGTATGCCATATAAACTCTTTATCGTTTTCTTTCAAAAGATGGCCTGCATCTCGACCTCGTATCATAGCTAATCTACCTTGAAACATAGGCCTTTTGATTATACCTAAGGCTGTAGCAATAGATCTAAACTTTGCTACATCTGTTGGAACTCTCATTCCAAAATAATCGTCGTATGTATTGAATCCTTTGACTTCACCTTTAGTCTCTGTATAATCACGATTCCATACTAATTCTTTCCACTCTTCAGGTGTCATATCCTTTGAGCCACGAGGAGCACCAAATGCTTGAGCTCCTGCAGTTACTTTTAGTCTATAATCAGGATTCCAATTAAGGCCTTGTCCTACATATAACGGGCTTCTATCCCATGAAGTTTTAGACCTTTGAATCTTACCATACCAACCAAAAGTACTCCATACTTGCTCTACGTCACTCTTAAGCTCATTCCAAGGTAAGTCTACTGGAATTTTAATGTATTCATCAGTGCATTCAGGCAACATTCTTTTAATGTCGTATTTGATTTTAAGTTGTTCTGATCTTGTTTTGGTGGGCAAGAAGTCGCTTTCGTTCATGGAAAAACTTTTCTCTTTCTATATTCTTCAATAGTATTAAGTAAAAGTGGCACGTAATTATCGCGGTGTTCTTCAAAGATAAGAGGTTGCTCAAAGTCTACATCCATTACGACTACAGTATTAACAATAGGCATACCAGTTCGTTCTTCCCACATGATTGCATAAGCAGCCATTTGAGCAAAGTAGTTTGAAATATGTTCTTTCTTCTTAATTCGTTTAGATGTCTTAAAGTCGATGATAGAAGGAACACCTTTCCATTCTGCTACACAATCAACTCGACCAGCTAAGCCTAAATGAGCAGAATACAATGGAACTTCAAGTCCAAAGATCGTACCTACATTATCATCTAAATGCGGCTTTAGATTTGAAAGCGATTGTTGAATATGTGGAAGATATTCGGTAGTGTCTTCATTAAGTAAATATTTCTCTACAGCACTATGTACAGCAGAGCCGCGATTAGAAGCTCTAGTGCTAACTTGATTCGCGACATCCTCACCAACTCTAGCTCGCCATTTGCGTATTGCTTCTTCTGAGAGGATAGAAAGTACTGTCGTGATGCTAGGGTAACGATCTCCGGTTGGTGTGATATACGTTCTTCCAGTTTTCTTAGTATCAGCAACAAGATCAGAATATCCTAAGTCAACGTGTTCATGAATAAATTGTTTAGTCAAGTGCTTCCCATCCAATACGATCTTTTAATTCTTCGGTGTCAAATATAACAACACCTGTTCCACCCGCAATAATACAAGTAAAGCCAGACTTTTGAACTTCTACAATTGCAACTTGTTGTTCTGCTTGGTCAAACATAACATAATAATTTACTTCAAACTTTGTTCCGTCTTGCAAAAAAGAATTGCCTGGGAATCCCATTAAAGGTAGCATATTGTCGTTTTTTAATTCCTGCCACGCTCGCATATTACCTTCAGCCGGCGCACAAAGAACCGGCTTACCAAAGAAATTAGTTGGCATCTCAGCGTGTACTGGCGTACACATTGCGAGAGTATAAAATAATAATGTGGCGAAGATAAATTTCATAGCAACTTAGCCTCTTCTGTTGTTTCGTTAACGCGTCTGGTCCAACCTTTACCAAATGTTTCGAAAATCTCAAGACTTTCGTAATAGCTTTGTCTACCCGATTGGTAGCATTCAATTGTACCGATAAGACCTTCACTATCAATAAACTTGTCAAGTGCTGCTAGTGTGTTTGGACCAATACCACCGTCAGGAGTAGTACCAATTATTTGTTGTAAAGCCTTTGCTGCACGACCTGTACCAGCATTAACTCCAAAGTCAAATACACATAGATCTAAACCGCTTGGTAGATCATCACCTTTAACTCTATCCCAATAGTTTTTCTTGTAAATAGGTGCTACGTCATCAACGGTCAAATCTTTCATATTTTTTTGATGAAGGTCGCCTTTCATGCACCATTCCTGATAAACTCTTTGTGTTACACCTAGGTTTGTTTCACCACCTGGGTCTTTAGGGTGATTAACATAACCACCTTCATGATGGAGAATTAGCTCTAAGCATTTTTCCCAATTCTGTTCTGCCATTATTCTATTCCTAACATTTCTTTTGTCATTATGTAATCTCTAACGAAGTCCGATCGTACAATATCTTCCCAGCCGAAATTAACTGTTGTAAAGTCTTTTAATTGATCTGTGATGTTCAAAAACTTAGTAATACCGATCTTTTCATCGTCGTACTTAAAATCGGTTTGTCTATAATCACCACAGAAAATGATACGACAATTGTTACCTACACGAGTAATGATAGAGTCAAGCTCGTGAAAGTTTAAGTTTTGCATTTCATCTACAATAATGACTGAGTTGTCGTATGTCATACCTCGAATAAATGAGGTAGATTCAAACTTAAGAGTTTTGCTATTGACTAACTTATTGAACGCTGCATTATCACCTAACACCTCTGCCATAATAGATTTATATGGCGCTGCAAAAGCATCTTTCTTTTCTTCGGCTGATCCGGGTAAGAATCCCATGTCTCTTACTGGTACAACAGATCTAACAATAACGACCTGATGGAATTCTTTTTCAAGGACCGCTTCAAGAGCAAGATAACAGGCTAAAAATGTTTTACCTGTACCGGCTGATCCACTTAAAACTAAGTGATCGCCATCGTCCCAAGCTTTCATAACTTTTTCTTGATTTTCGGTGATAGCTTCAATTTCAAACATATCGCTGAGCTTGACTGTCGCACCAGCGTTAGTTCCTCTACCTGCACGATCTTTCATGCTATTATACTTTGATGTTGTTTCCAAGTCCACTATTCTTCTTCATATTTTTCAAATGATTTTGCCATTCTTCTCCAGCACTACGCAAATTGCTACCTGTGCCACTAATAAAACCGATTGGCTTTAATACGCGAGTGAGCTTATACTCTTCGCACATTTCTTGCAATTCATTCCAAGAACAAGTTACTTCCCATTCTTCTTCGCCGTCTTCTTTACGAACCGTGTAGTTTGGCATATGTGTCTTTCCAATCCTTAACTATAATAGAATCTGAACCAACTCTATCTTTAATGGCCTGTGCAAGCGGAAAATCATTGCCGCCGGGTTGCATCATATCACCATAAAATGTGATTGGGCCTTCTAAAAAAGACGCAATTTGAGCTTTGTCGTCAGTTACTCTCATAATATCTATACCCGTAGCACCTGCAACCTGAGCTCTGATGCCTGAGCTAACAAATTTTTGGTTAAACAGCATTGCAATTGATCGTCTTTCCTGATTAACTTCATCAAAGTCTTCATATGCTTTTCTTTGTTCCATATTTGCCCCACGACCAACCACTGAAAAGTTAGTAAGCCCAGGTCTGATCTCAATATGCTGTCCTGTGCGATCTGGGAAAGGTGATAGGTGAATATATGGCTCAAGGAACTCGATGCACACAGCAGGGAGTTTCCAATCAGATTCCCTTACAACCTGTCCTTTATGCCATACACTATTACCTGCACAACAATAAACCTGTTCAGCTGAATGTAAGATGTTTCCTGGGACTTGTTCAGCCGTTTTAGGATAGTCTGAACCAGTAGCTAAATAAACTTTCTTATCTTGCATCCAATTGTAGAAAAATCCAGCAAAATACTTATCCATTCGCTGACGACTAGGTGTAAGTGTTCCATCTACGTCAAATATGTAGTTCATGCTGAAACCCTTTGAAACCAATCTGGTACATCACGTTTAGTCCATACCATATTGAATCGTGTCTGTTTAGTTTGATAGAATGCTTGATACGCTTTAACTGGATCGCCAAGAGCAATACATTCTGGATTAGCTTTCATTGCAAGTTTGAATTCTGTCAACTCATTTTTATATGGCATGTTCACTGGCATAATACTAAGGATGTCACGTAGAACTCTATCGGTTTTGTGTGTTTTATCATAGCGATACGTATACTCGTCGCATAGTGCAAGAAAGTGTTCGTAGTGCCATTTGTAGTTTTCTGAAGATTCCATAGACCATACAGTACAAGGATGAGCAGTATGTACTGCATTATAGAGTGTGGTTTCGTAATGCCTGTTTTCCATACGCCAGTATTTGACCATAGTTTTACCAGATTTAGATGGACGTTTTTCCATAATACCATCAAGCATACGATGTGCTGTTGATAACATTTGGCCAGATTCGACAATCATTTTTGGAACATGTTTGTCACACTGTAGTTGTGCTGCTTTGACCGGACAAGTGTCAAGGATAAAAAGATTCATAGTAATAAGCTCCCATAATTTATAGTATTATTATACCACTTTATGGGAGCTTTGTACACCGTTTTTTTCAGCTTTATGCAGTTAATGCGTTGTCAATTGCCTCCTCGATATACGCCTTCTTTTTAAGTATCTTTTGAGCTTTCTCTGTGCTTCCATTACGAGTTAGTTTCTTTGCGTAATGTTCGAGCTCTTTAATATCTCTTCTAAGTCGTTCAACCTGAATTTGTGGCATATTTAGTCCCTTCGAAAGTAAAAACCGGCTTATGCAGCAATTGCCGCACGCCGGTCTCGAGTTAAAGTTGGAATTGATTTTGCATTAATCTTGATCTTCAATTAAACCAGGGAAAGCCTCCTGTACGATAGGTTTTGAAATTCCATCTATTGGTTTTTTATTTGTCATATTAACCACGATCTCCGCGTCCTTTGGATGGACACCTTCTAGCAATCCGATATACAATTTTTCTCTTTTGAATTTTGGCATGTCAGGTCCATTTACAATGAAGTATTTGAACTTCTGATGTTCTCTTTGAAGAGAGGCTGGATGATTATGCTCTTGAGAAGCTTGATATGGCGGAGAGCCAACTGGCAAGTTCCATCTAATTTTTTCATCATAGGTTCCTCGAAGGATGTCCTTCAAAGCCCATGACTCGTTGGATTGTAAAAACTCGATTTTATCTGCTTTATGTCTTTTAGCAGATGTTTTTTCGAGCACTTCATGTATAGCTAAAGCCATTCTATAAAAACTCCTGTACAACTTCAATCAAACGTTTGCACCGTTTTTCAACCAAGTAAGGAAAGACCTTACCTTTATTGTTCCAAGGATCTTGGTCCTCAAAGATATTTATAATTTCTTCGATCACAGGAGCCGGTGTTTCACGCAAATCTATAAGTTTTCTGTTACGCTGAATATTTCTGTAAACCTCTTCGCCAAGAGCTTTTTCATCCTCCATAAGGATAGCTTTCTTTTTAGCTGAAAGAGGGGTTTGCCTGCGGCCTTCGACAAATACATTATCGTCTGAAAGAACATTTGGTACGCCATCACCTGCATCGCCAGTTAAAATCTTATGGAAAAGATTAACACGAGGGTTGTCTTCTTTTACAGGTTTTTTGACTAAAGGTGAGAACTGTTTAACGTTATCATACCTTTGAAGCTGCTTGAAATCATGATCTGCAGACACTATCATAACTTCTTCATGCTTACCAAATTCTTGAGTATTTTCTACAAGGTGAGCAATTACATCGTCAGCCTCACAGCCCCAGACGTGCATTACTTTATATGGAAAGTTTTCTTTAATTTCTTCGCGAACTAGATTAGTGATACGAAACACTTCATTCCAATCAATACTAGAACTATCACGTGATTTCTTACGGCTAGCTTTGTATTGAGGATAGACATCTTTACGCCAATTACCACCAGCATCAGCAACAACTACTACATCACCATATTCATTAAACTTTTGTTTGTACATACGAATAGTATTAAGAATCATGTGACGAATCATGTTCTCGTCAGCACCAATCTTTTGTGTCACTATATTGCCAATAGCAATACCATTATAGTCAATTAAAATCATTATATAACTCGTTTATATGTTATTTTTGTGTGTGAAATATCAAGTTGGTCACATAATTCCATAATGAAATGTTTGTTATGTGATGCGAATTCGCAGAGGTGGTTTCCACCGCCCGGTCCGTTTGTTTTGAATTTTGATAAAACGCATCCGTGGGTTGTTGCGAAAAGTTTGATTTCCGGTTTAGTTGAATTGTAATTGATGTCAGTTTCGATTTTATACATTTGTTTCCTTTTCCATTTTATAGTACTATTATACCACAGTTTTTATGAAAAGTAAACAACTAAATGCATTTAATTGCATTATTTTTTAATATGTTTTGAATGTATTTTACAACCAATAAACTCATTATAGTATTCATCTGACAATAAGACATCATATTCAAACTGTAACTTTGCTTCGTAATAGGAGCATTCACCTTTAGTTTCACAAAACTTTAAGATTTCTCGTTTGTAATTGTCAAGACCTTTTTCTTCGACGAGGTTTTTAACTGTAATGGAGGAGCCGTAGTATTTTCGCCAATCGGACTCAACACGAGTCTTGACCCTCCTTTTACGAGTTTTCGTGAGAGGTAGAGTTTTGGGTTTCCAGAAAAACTTTTTGCCAATGTATTTTTTACCAGTGTCTAGTTCTGTAATTATGTAGACGAAACCCTGGAATTGCTCTGGAGTTTCGTCGTATATTTTATCTTTGTATAACCATGTCATACAATTATATATTACTAGTCTTTGTGACCACCGAGATATTTAGGAGGTTTGTTCTTTGTCTCAATCTTTTCAACTAATTTTCTAAAGTATTCTCGGATCCACTTAATCATAACTAATCCTCTTCGTCACCAAAGTCTAGTTCTTCTTCAAGCATAGTAGGCGTAGCTCTTCTTCCACAACATGGACAAAAGAGTACATCGTCATCTGCCCTTACGACTGATTCTTCTTCGCATTCGTCGCACTCAACTCGCCATTCCTTAAAGCTCATGCTACTAATGATTCCTCATCCCATCCCCAATCGTCGCCTTCCATTCCATTTACGGAATATTCAGTTACACGCTTTTCGAAGAAGTTATCATGAGAGGCACCATTAAGTACCCAATCTAACCAAGGTAGTGGATTATCCTTTACACCAAACTTTGGCTTCATACCAAGCTGTAGTAATCTACGATCTGCAATATGTCGAATGTATTGCTTTACTTCGTCTTTTGACAAGCCTTCGATTTCTACTCCACTTGAATACGCAAGATCAATAAATTTGTCTTCAAGGTTTACAGCTTGCTTTGCCATATTATAGATTTTAGACTTAAGTTCATCGTTTACAACTCTACCGCGTTCTTCACAGAATGTTCTAAACAACTTAGCATTACCTTGTACATGCATTGTCTCATCACGGATTGACCACTCGACAATTGTACCCATACCTTTCATCTTACCGAACCGTTGAAAGTTCAATAACATTACAAAGGATGCAAACAGTGACATACCTTCGTTAAATACAGATTGAGCTAATGCCAAAGCTAAGCCAGTATGAGTGTTTGGATTGCCCTGCGACATAAACTCGATTTTGTCAGCCATTTCTTTATATTCTAAAAAGGAATGGAACTCTTCATCTGGCAAACCAAGTGTATCGTTTAACAGTGCATATGCTCTTTGGTGTACACCTTCTCTTGTCGCAAAAGATGATAGCATATTACGGACTTCATTATTCTTAAATTTTGGAATTAATAACTCAAAATAGTTTTCACCAACTTGGACATCTGATTGAGTAAACAATCTAAGAACATGTGTAACAAATTCTTTTTCGCTATCCGTTAGCTTTATACGCCAATCCTGAACATCTTCTGATAATTCAGCTTCGTCTTCTACCCAATGAATTTCTTCATGCTTCTTTGTTAAATCCACTGCCCATGGATAGTTAAACGGCTTATATGTTTTTGATGTTTCTAATAGCATTTTTATCCCTCGCAAGCTACACATTCGTCTGATTCAAAATTCATAGGTTTATTAAAGAACTCCATAAGTTCATTATGGCCACCTACATAAGTGCCGCTGACGTAAATCTGAGGAACAGTGCGTACCTTCCTTCCAGTGACTTCAGCTGCTGTCTTTCCAATATCCTCAAGATTAATATAATCAAAAGGAATACCGCGCATTTCTAATTCTTCGGTTGCTGCTGCACAATACGGGCAACCCGGCTTACCATAGACGATGGTGCGATCATCATCTTGAAGCGCTATTCTTTCTACTTTATCAGAGACCGTTTCAGCTCTTTGTTTAGCTTCTGTCCGAAGATAATAAAGTCCTTTAAGTCCTTCTTTCCATGCTTTAACATGGACCTTATTGACATATGATTTCTGTGCTCCAGACGGGAAAAACAGGTTGACACTTTGTCCTTGACAAATGTACTTCTGTCTGTCTGCTGCATGTTGCACGACCCAGTTTTGATCGAGCTCGTCAGCTGTCTTAAAGATTGCCTTTTCTCCTTCGGTAAGCTCCGGTAAATGCTGAACAGAACCTTTTTTCGTAATGATTGAAGTCCATGTACTGTCATTATTAATACCATATCTTTCTAATACTTCCGTTAAGTATTTGTTTTTGACAAGGAAGCTTCCTGCTCTTGTTCTGTGAGTGTAGGCGTTTGCTTTAAGAGGCTCGATTGACGGTGATGTCGAGAGTATGACTCCTGAACTTGCGTTGGGAGCGATTGCCAAAAGGTGCGCATTCCGTACGCCGGTAGAATTGCCATCTAGGTATTCTCCTCTTTCATTTGCTAAAACACGAGTTTGACTTAGTGCTCTTGTTTTAATTGTTGAAAATACTACATCATTTATTTCTTGTGCTTTTTCTGATTCCCAAGCAACTCCATGTTTGTGGAGAAGTGAGTGGAACCCCATTGCGCCAAGTCCGATTGACCTTTCTCTTTCTGCAGAATACTTAGCTCTGGAAATAGCATCCGGTGCATGCTCAATGAAATATTCGAGAACATTATCAAGCATCGTGACAAGATCTTCGACAATAGTGGTATTCTTCCACTCATCGAAATACTCCAAATTAAGAGACGACAAACAACAGACAGCAGTGCGGTCAGCAGATGTAGGAAGATGAATTTCGTTACATAAATTAGATCCATTTATTTTTAATCCTTTTTCTTTAAGCGCGGCAGGCAAACCTGCATTAGCCGTGTCAATAAAGTTCAGGTATGGTTCACCAGTTCTAAAGCGAACTTCAAGAATTCTTTGCCACAGCTTTCTTGCGTTAGTTGTATCGGTAATCCGGTCATCTCCCGGATCTACTAAATTCCACTCTTCGCCTTTTACTACAGCCTGCATAAATGCATCGCTGATATTAATGGCATTATGTAAATTAAGTGCTTTTCTTTGGACATCACCTGTAGGAATACGCATGTTAAGAAATTCTACGATATCCGGATGTGATATATCCATATATGCAGCATAAGACCCTTTACGAGTTTTACCTTGTCTATATGCAATCATGTCAGCATCAACTGTATGTAGAAACGGCAAAGGACCCGGTGCTTTATCTGACACTGTTCTCACATCAGACCAATGGCCACCAACGCCACCACCAAATACAGACAACCAACGTAACTCAGAACTATGGCTAATTAGCCCTTCGAGTGTGTCTGGAACATAAGTTAAGAAACACGAAATAGGCAAACCTTTGTCAGACTTAGTACCATTAGGTGCATTTGATAGAACTGGAGATGCAAACATAAACCACTTGTTTGACACGTAGTCATATAATCTTTGAGCTAAATCTTTATCAAATTTACCTTCGAATGTTGACCACGCTTCTGCTGCACGAGCATATGCTTCTTGTGGCGATTTCTCATGATCTTTCATGTAGAAGTCTTTAAGCATTCCAACAGCATAGCTTTCTAGCTTGCTATCTAATGCTTTATTTATTTTGATTTGCATAAGCGTATAGACCTTTCACGCCACCGCAGAATTGCGATCGCAGTTTTATATTATTGATTTATATGTAGTATTATATATCAGTTTACGGCTTTTGTAAACCATTAAATGCGGTTATTTCAGACTTATTTTAACAAAAAAATATTTTTATTTTCCGGTCTTGGCTTTGGCTCTCGTATGGCCTTAGCTTCTCCTAATCCAATTGACATTGAAAAAAGAGGTCGTTTCACTGGTGCATTTTTCCAAATCTTATCAGTCTTTGGAAGCCAACAGGCTGTATATGATACATCTAATTCTTTTGATAAGCATAGTTGAGTTATAATAGTAGACATCATTCCAATTTCAATCGATATAGTACTATCCCACGCAGGCTTAATTTTACCATCACCTCTAGGTTGTAGATCTTCTATTCGTTTATAAAATAGAAGAACATAAGGGGCTAATACCTGTTGATTGTGATAACAATCGTCTTTAGTTGCTTCATACAAAAAGTCTTTATTCTTACTTTTAGGCCCAAGAATATGAATACAATAAGGCACTGAAGATTGCTTTGAAGGAACTAAATCATAAGCAGTAGATAGTATCTCATCAATTAACGATTGAGGAGGAATATAGTCAGTATAGCGATTGTATTGAACGTTTCTTTTAAGCACGTTTTCGAGCTTTTTCTACCGCCCGACTACCAAACCAAAATGAAATAATTGCTGCAAAGATTGCTTTCGTATCTTCATCCCACAGTAACTGAATTGCTTCAGCAAATTCTGTTCCTTTTTCAAGTGCTTCCATTAAGAGTACAATCTCAATTGTAGCAAATAGTCCAAAGAAAGCATAAGTAATTACTGGCCGTACTGATTTTTGCAGACCCGAAATAATACCTACACCTTGGTTAATACTTACATCGTGTTGGATCAGCCGTTCGTGTTCTTTATCGGCGCCCATTCTTTCATAGAACTGCATGTCCAGTTCAGCGCCTTCTTTTCTCATATCAGCCATAGCTCTCATTTTATTGAGCTCGTGCTTTCGATCCTCTTTTGATGCAAAGTGGTCCATAATTGCAGGTGCTGTAGAACTAGCAAAGCCTAACAATGACCCAATGATTGATAACATAATTTAATCCTCTATATGATTGCGAAATCTTTTTAATAGTCGAGGTGAAGACTGATCTTTCAATCTACGATCTACCACGATTATCTCTTCTATTCCACTTTTATTCTTCTTTTTTCTGACTACTACTGTAGATGAATCGTCTCCAGCGCCAACAACAGAACCGGTATTTGTAGCCGGAGCTTCTTCGCTTGCTGCTTGAGCTGACGCCATAGCTGCTGGTGTAGGTGCACCTTTTTCGCCTTTTTTACGCATTTTTTTTCCTGACTCTCTACGCTTTCGTATATTGTCCCATAGACTCATTTGTAAACCTCATTGACGGTAACGTATAGTTTTTGATTTGTGTTTTTATGAGTGACTTCATAAATGTCAATACCATAGATTTCGCCGGCCGGAAAACAATCCGGGCTCACAATAATTTGGTCTTTAGCTCTCACCAATTCTTCAACTGTTGAGTTTACTACTTTGTTTTCTTTGATTCTGTATATGCCTGGGCCTAATTGACGATTATCAAGTAAGAACCAATCGCTTTGTTCAAGCATAAAATCAAGAGTATTGATTTCAGATTTTTCTACAATTTTAGTTATTGAATCGTCGGATAGTTCTAGTTTCTCTTTGATAAGAAAAAGTGCAGCTGCATACGAAGCTAACCGCGAACCTCCGCCCGGAGCTTTAGCCATAATCTTTTTAATGTTAAAGACGAGTCTGTGGAAGGTTGTGAAGGCAGATTTTTTTTCTGTCGAGTCCATTTTAACAGACTTTTGACGTACGCCATCTTCATCGATAATACCTAGTTCGAATGCTTTTGTTTTGTTAAACGGTGTAATTAGTAACTTCAAAAATCTGAAGGTATAGACTAAATCACCTGCTCTTGACAACAAACCCATTAAATTTTCCTTAACCTATCTACGACATTATGGTCCATCGCAATATTCGTAAATTCATCTTCTTTTAAGTATTTCAAGTATAGCAAAAATGGTTTCAATACAGGCCAATGTCTACCTTCCATTTTTAAGCCAAGAATTTTAATCCCAGGCTCAATTCCAAATACATTACAGATCACTATAAGGTGATTCATAATTAATCTTTCAGGTAAGTAGCCAGATTCCAAATACTTATTGACTAACCTTTTAATATACTTGAAACGCTTTAAGTCCTCTTCGAACTCATCAGTACTAGCACCTGTTGGATTATAGTAGTGATGAGCTGCGAAGAGGTAAACGTTCTTTTCAGTAAGCTCTTTCATAATGTTCCTAATATAATAAGTCTCTTTAACTTATATATTATTCTTCAATATGACCTTTTAATTCATCAATCAAATCTGTTTTTGAATGACGGCGGTCTAACTCGATACCGTGTTCACGACCGAGATTTTCAAGCTCACGCTTTGTCATGCTTTCCAGAAGAACTTCTTCTGTTTCCATAACTTCTTCTACAAATTCAACTTCAGTTACTGGCGATTCTCTTAGCATTGTAGGCTTTGCTGCTGGAATACCTTCACCAAGATATTCAGCAATGTCTGCTTCACTAAGTTTTCTTGCTACCAATAACTCACCATTTTGTACCCAACCTTTAGAAGTTGGAGTGGCTCCTTTGGCCCAATTTGGAGGACTAATTGCCATGATTATTCACCTTTCATTTGCATTAATGCTCGACGCATTCCATTTTGTACGCCTTCTTTTTGAGTCGGCTTATTTACGATTGCCTTATCACCTTTAGGATTATCACCTGGGCGCTTTTTACCCGCTGGTCCTTTTCTACCTGCATCTGCTGCATCTTTATGACTTTTTTCTTCAGTGTCATTAACTTCTTTTTTATGCTTAGCAGCAAATTCTTTAGACTTAGGTGACTCTTTGTCCATGATTCCTTCAGGCTTTGTTGCACCTTTAGTTGCATCTTCACGGACTTCGTTAAACTTCTTCATTTTCTTTTCAGGCTCTTTTTCTGCTGACACTGGCTTTGGCGCTGGTTTTTTATCTTTATTCTTAAATGCAGCAATATCAGCTTTAGCTGTTGCCAAACGATCTTTATCAGCAGCTTTTTTCTTCATTTTACCAAGCTTCTTTTGTGCAGCATCTGCTCTACCAGAAGTGGAGAATCTATTGACAACCTTCTTACCCATTCTGCCAATGCCTCTTGCGATTGTACCAACAATCTCATCCATTTCTTTTCGCTCGATACGCTCAGCAAGATTGTCAAAATCTTCATCAGACATGTCTACAAGCTCATCAAAGGAATATGAGGAATATGATTCTTTTATTTTACCACCACCTAAATGATCGTCAACATACTTTTGTAATTTTTTAGGATCTGGATGAGTTAGAGTTACGTTATCTCCATCTGCACCTTTAGCGGTTGTCTTAACTTTCATACCAGCTTTTTTTGCGTGTTTATATCCTGTAAAATAATCGGTGTCGAATGTTGCTTCTTTCTTTAGTGATTCTTTTGTGATTTCTTTCATATCTTCGCAGTTGTATTTCTTACCTGCAAATACGAATGACTTTTCACCGGCATCTTTAGCTGCTTTTGCTGCAGCAATAAATCCGCGCTTTCCTTCTTCTACTTCATCTTCGTCAGAATCTTTAGAATCTGCATCAGCTGGATTTTCATCGTCAGCTTTAAGCTTCTTCTTTTTCATTTCTTTTTTTAGCTTAAATTCTTTGACATCAGCTGGATCACAATCACCTTCATGGACCTTGCCACAAGCTTCACAGACTTCTTCTGTGTCTTCTACCATTTGACCTTTTTGCATGATTTGCTTTCGAGCATCTTTATCGTAAATTTCTAAAGACTTCATATCAAACTTAGCTGCTTTTAGTTTAGCCATCAGATCTTTAAGATCTTTTGCACCCATATTACCATGCTGCTTTTTATCACCAACACGATAAGTAATTTCTTTTGCTTCAGTCTTTGACTCTTCTTTTTCATCGTCTTTAGCCATTGCTTTACCAATAGCTTTACGACGCTTATGCAAGAACTTATCGGATGCATCGACGTCACCGTCATTATCTACATCCTTATCTTTACGATCAGCAAATTTCTTTTTAGCAGCCTTTGGATCTACTTTATCCATGCCATCGCCGTCATCAGATTTGTCATTAGACGCATCTTCGTCAGCTTTTTTCATTAATTCTTTATGCTTTTCGTTTGACTCTTTATTTTTTTCAGTGACAACTTCTAAGTATGCAGCACTGATGTTTTTTAGATCTTCGGTATTCATCATTGGCCTTCTCCTTTTTACATCCACATATGTGCTACATACGTGCCTACTGCAGCAACCACTGCTGCATATACAATTTTATTTATAAGGCTCACTGTTCGTGAGTTATCATCGACTTTTTTCTCAATATCGTCGAGTTTACTAGACAATTTATTAAGACGTTGATACATTTTGTTGTGGTCATCGTTCAAAGCGTTAATCTTTTCTTCTGCACGCGCCATAGCTATCATTGCATCGACAAGTTTATCAAGTTTCTTTTCAATTTTATCGAGTCTATTTTCTACGCTCATTTTATTACCATTTCTCTTTATCAGCCCAGTATGCACCAGACATTTTACCTTTAGCAATATTTTTCCGATGACGAGCTTTGAACGATTTACGTTTAGCTTTCATGTTATCAGACTCTCCTTTTTTAGGATCTCCTGCTGTAGAAGCACCTTGCTCACCAAAGCGAATAGTTTTAATTTTGTCACCTTCTTTAGCCACAACTATGTGAGATTTAGTCGCGTGTGAAGGAGTTCTTTTAGGTTTATTGAAACCTTCAACTCCAGCCTTCTTGAGTCTAGGATCTTTTTCTTCTATAAAAGTCTTAAATTTATCCACCGAACTCATGCCCCGCTACTCTCTTCATCTGCTTATCAAATTCAGATTGATCTGGCTTACTTTTGTAAAGTTTAATAGAAATCTCAGGTCTTTCTTTACCTTTGATTCTCCACTTATATCCGTCTTTTTTGTGGTCAGCATCAGTAGTCTTTACGACTCTGCGCTTGTAACCAGCTTCCCAAGTCTCAGATTTTTTTTCGGTAAAAGACTTGAAACCTAACATTATTTCTCTGCGTCCTTATACATCTTAAGAGCTTTTACAAAGTTCTTATCTTTCATCATCCGCTTTGATTCAGGATGATTAGGATTATCATGAGCCATCCGAATACTGTCATCGTCTACCTTTTTATCTTTTACAAATTTCATATATACTGACATTTTCTTTGAGTCAATTTCTCGTGCTTCATGAGTTTTGAATGACTCATATCCAGCTCTCATAGATTTTACCTTTTTACCCTTCTTAAATTTAGAAGAGTCACCTCTATCAAGCATACCAGCAACGTCATCGCCGGGATCATCTTTACCGTGATAGCCTTGAGCTTTACCCGGCTTAAGCTTTTTAATCTTTCCACCTTTTTTCTTAAAGTCAGCAATGGCTTTATCGTGAGCAGCCTTTTCTTTTGGTGACATAGCTTCTTCAATATCTTCGTTTTGACGTTTAAGAACTGCCATAACTTGTTTATGACCAGATAGACCTTTGCTAATCTTATCAATAGCTTTTACAGCACCAGTCATATTGCCACCTTTGTAACGTGGATCAGATGCGATACCAATAGCCATTTTGATTTCTTTTGGTGAGAAACCTTCTTTGACTTCTTCAACTGGTACAGCTGTATCGCACTGTTGACAACATTCAGCTGTTCCGCAATTAACGTGTGCACTTTCTCTTATTTCTTGGAACGTTTTCATTTATTTTACCTTTGCTGCTAAATCTTTATCAGCACCACCCCATGTGCCTTTAGATTTAGTTACGAATGAGTTAACACGAGCAAAGGCCCATTGTTGAGGTGTTGTCCCTGGACGATGACTTGTCTTCCAAGCTGCCATTCCACGATTATAAACTTTCTTTAGAATTCCTAGAGGCATACCAGACTTTTCAGCCTTATTCTTTAGTCCTTCATCTGATTCAGTGATATAATCTCTAAAGTTGACCATTAGTCATCTCCAAACATTGCTTTGAATTTTTTAGTATGTTTACTTGTCTTTGTTTTTGCTTTAGCATCACCCGGAGCTGGCTTATATGCAGATGGATCGTCATCTGCTTTATCTGCATTCTTATCGAAATGAGCATCTCTTTTATCCTTTGTGGACTTAGAAATCTCTTCAATCTTTTCAACTGCATCTAACCATTTACGATAAACCTCACCGTTAGCTTCAACGATAAGGTAATTGGCGCCTAAGTGTTTAATTGTAGCAACAAGTCCAGATTCTTTAATAGCAACTGTATCACCTACAGAAAAAAGATCTTCATTAATAAATGCTTCTCTTACAGCAGAAACGGGTTCGAGTTGAACGTGGTGCTTAAATTGTTTTTCTTCTTTAAGACCCATGCCTTTACGAACAGCATTGTAAATATTTTTAGCATCAGCATTTTTAACTGCTTTAGGTAAACCTTGAGAGAATGTAGTAAAGTCATTATCGCTTGCTGCAGCTCTCATCTTTGATGCTGACATTCCAGACGTGCCTTCAGCGTCAGGATCTCGGTCACCTGCACTTGTAACTATAATTTTTTCAAAGTTAAAGAAACCATGACGGCCTTTTTTGCCGTTTACTGCATTTAAGCGAAGATCAAATTCTTTTATTCTATCGGAGCCAACTACCATTACGCAGCTCTTGAATCCTTCGTCGTATATTGCACTAGCAACTTCCATAACATTACGAACAGTAGGACCACTCATAACAATTGAGCGAGCATGCTTTGGAAATGCTTTTCTTGCAAACTTTACTTTTGCTTTATATGCTAAGGGATTCTTTTCTTTATCTTGAGATTGAGACAAGAATATACGATATGGATTTTTTCCAGCCTTTTTAGCTAAAGTAGTCAAAAGCTTTTCATGGCCAGTAGTAGGCGGATTCATTCTACCAAACGTAAAATAAACTGTCTTTTCTTCTTCTACCAAAAATTGACTAAATGAATTTATATTCATCGTCTATCAGCTCTCCTCTTCGGTGCCAGATTCATTCTTGTGTGAACCTTAAGCATACCTTGCCTCTGTTTAGCTTGGCGCTCAACAGACTTACGTTTAGCAAATCCTACACTGGATTTACTTTTTCCTTTTAATAATTTTTTATAAAGATCAGATCTAGCTTGACGGCTAGCTCTTGATTTAATACGACTAGCACCTGCGCGCCTTCGCCCTTGCATCTTACGAGCTCTTGCAAGTTTGTGCTTATTTCTTTTCATTGAACGAGCTAAAGATTTGCGACCTACGGCAGTTAGCGCTTCAATAAAGAATTCCTTAAAACCAATCATCGTCCCGGCTTATCCCATCCTTTTAATATATCTGGTGAAAAGTTGTTATATGAAAATTCCATACGATCAACAATTTTCACCGCATCACCACCAAGTTGGTCAATGGCCACATAGCCTTCTTCGCCAGTAACCTTATAACCTTGCTTTGTCTTGACAAAAGTGTCAATATTTTTTAATTTATTAAGTCTATTTATAAGTTTTAGTTTAGCAAGAACGATGACTTTTTGTAATTCGAACATTTGAACTAAAGATTTTTTATTCTTTTTTGAAAAGAATAATAGCAAATCATCTCTAACTGCTTTTTGAGCAGATTTGCCTTTATCAGTTTTACGTTTGTCTATTTCTTTCTGAAATTTATCATTGATGAAACCAATGAGCTTATCCACGTGACTAGACGTATTGCCAATGACTTGGCCTTTTCGTACATACGTGTTATTAAAGGTTTCAATCTTTTGAGCCAGATCACCATTCTTTTCAAGCTGTCGTAAAGTATTACCACTGATTGAGTTAAAAAGTTTCCCAGCTTGCGTAAGTAATTCATTGACTTCCTCCGTTTCTTTCTTGGACATTGTTGCTTTTGTCATATCACGTAACATTGCATCCTGTGACCATACCGAAGATATTTTTTTGAATTTGCTTGTATCTACACCATAAGAAGCTTTCATAGATTCAAATGTTTTGCCTTTATACGTGGTGTGCCATACAATTCCAATTTTTGCTTTCTTGACTTGCTTGGCCATGTCCGAGCTAGCCGGAATAGCATAAACGATCGTATTAGGGTGGAAAGTAACATATTTTTCTCCCTCTATTTTTTTAGTAGTGACGTCGCCAGGGCCATAAAGAAAGTCACCTTGAATGACTCCTTTAATCCCTAAACCGGGTAATAGTCCTAAAGCAGCTTTAAGCTTATCAGCAAGATCCCCTGAAGTATCAGCATCCACATCAGCGTCTGATTTATACACTTTAGGATTGACGTTAAATATACCTTTTTTGGCAACAAAGAATTTATTATCACGTGGGTCGATGCCAGCAAAAATGGCAGGAGCACCATCCCACTTAACAGACACTTTTCCAGCATGTGAGCCTCCTAACATGTCTCTGAGAGAACGTAGCGCCATAATAGCTTGGCGTGTTCCATTCACTCCGCCATAAAGAACTTTGTCCTCGATGTGAGTCATGTGAGTATTTTTCTGTTCAGTAATAAAATTCTTAAAATTTTCCATTGTTTTAATTATACCACATTCTTTATGAAAAGTAAACCATTAAATGCATTATTGCGTATTTATTTAAGAACAGTCGCTACTAAGTGTATTCTGTTCTTTTCACTACCATTGAAGAAATTGTGGTATAACGTATTGTCTACCACGTAAGCAGTTCCATCAGCTGGCATATAATATGCACTATCTTCTACAATCATCTTATTGCCTCTATTAGTTACAATAGGAATATGTAGTCTTTTTTCTGGATCTCTATGCCATGATAAACATGAACGAGGTGGTTTCATTAAAAAACGAACTCTACCGATTTTCCAGTGTTTTTTCATTTCGTTATAAACCCACTCTGTATAAGTCCCAGAAAATTCTGGACAAATTTCAGTGTAAGCTTCTTCATCTACAAAGGGAAGTCTTTCTTCCTCATCAATATCATTCTCTGGATAAGTCCAATACTTGCCTCTAACATTACCACCAGTGACTGATAATGAGTCGCCGGGTTTTCTATTAATGCAAATTGCATTGAAATCTATTTTAGTTTTATCGTCTGTAACGTGTTCATTAGTCTTTAAGAAATTATCGTAATCTGCTTCTAATCTTAAAACATCAATTGGAAACTTATTGTATTCTATAATATGTGTCATACCGTCTTAGGCTTTCTGTATTTGAAGTCACACATCAAACGATTTGGGTATCCATCTTTGCCCTGAGTATCTCTAAAGTTCAGAGAAAAGATATATTCTTTTGATGCGAATTGTACATTAACTCTTCTAGCTCTTCCATTTTTACCGCCGTATTCAAGAGTAAGTGCACCTTTTGGAGCGGCTAAAGCTTTAAGGTTACCTTTTTCTATTCTCTTTGAAATAATTCCTGCGGGTAATTTGTGAATGACATGATAGCCGAAGCCAATGCCAGACATTAGAAGGTGTGTCAATCCAGCTTTGTCGTATTTCGATACATTTATCTTTCCGCTTTGCTTGAAATCACCGTTGAAAATTGCAGAAAATCTAATAGGATCTATTCCAAACAAGCCAAGAAGGCGTAAGCCGTCTTTGTTTTTGATGTCACCATCTTTAATTTCTTGTTTACTAAGAACCTTTGTAGTACCAACATTGAAAAAAGTAGTAGTTCCACCTAGTTTCAACGAAAGGTAAACGTCATCTTTGTCATTTTCTAATGTAATATCAGTAACACTCTTTCCTACATTCATGCCACTGCCTTTAGGATTAGCCAATTCTATTTTACCTGAATATTGAACTGGTCTCCTAGTATTTTCTCCACCTACAACCTTTGCATCAAATTTTCTACTTGATGATAAGTCGTATGTTTTATCTAAATCTAGAATAGCACGTAAAACTTTTGGATCACTTACTTCGCGACCAGCATACCAATCTTCGAGAGCGGTTGCGAATTGCGTTTCAAAAGCATTACCACGATTATTAGCACCGCGGTTTCCAGATGAGCCATTACCAAACTTTAGATTGAAAGTTGTAAGGCCTACTTTAGATTTAATAGATTTTAGGTCGATATCGCCTTGCAATGCACGCGAAACATTAACCACTGATTTAGTACCAATGTCAATGTTAATTGGTGTGTCGATTTTACTAGCTAACATTTGATGTAAATTCATGGCTTGACTAACGTAGTCAGCTGGCCATTCTTTACCTAATTTGTCTTGTATTTCCTTAGAAGTCTTCGGAAAAAAATCATATGCCATTAGTATCTCCCTATTTCTCTATTTATATAAAAACATAAGGGCGCTTGCGCGCCCTTATGCCTCGTCGGAAGGTCGGAAGGAAGGAAGGAAATTACCCCCGACGATAGATGTAGACGTCTGCACATGATGCATTTTTAATACCGCCTACTATATTTCCGTGGTTATTAAAAGAAACTTCACCCACGGATGCTTTGGTGTAATAACCACGAGGAGTTCTCATTTTCTTAAAAGGCTTACGACCTCTTAAGCAAACTCTCCATCGGTAGTCATCACCGCGTTCTTTGTTAAAATTGTTGAATGTTTTGACCATGTTCTTAACCATTGCAAGTTCAGCCATATCACCCGGTGATTTGAAGTCGAACCTCCCAATGAAGGAGGTTGACTCTCTGTCGTTTTTAACCATGATACCCATTATGAAGACATCGCATATTCTACAGCTTTTTCTGCTGCTTTAACTTTACGAAGCTGATTACCACCAAACCACTGTGAGTAAAGGCGAGTATCATCACCACGACCTTGAACATGGTCAGTGATATAGGTAACACTGTTTAGTGCCTGCCACCATGAGCCTTCAGCATACTGAGAACCCGGCTGAGTTTCAACAATATCGTAAGCTGCTTTTGCTGCACGTGAAATAGTGTCCAAAGTATTGTACTTTGTGTCCACTACACCAGAAGTTCTTGGAAACACTTCATTCAAATAGTCGATATAAGAATCAACATTGAAGCGCTTACTACCTAAGAACTGAGCCATTTCTTTGTACTTAGCAAACTTTTCGTGTGCAAGACCAAGAGTTTCTTTTACAGAATCTGCATTGAATTCTGTACGATGACCAAGCCTTACTGACTTTTCAGCATTAGCATTTAATGACATAGTCAATGTGTTGTTACACACTACACGAATAGGAGTAAACCTAACGTCAATTGACTTACCATATTGGTGCGGATTAGAGAATAACAAGTATGAGTCAACCTTGTCATCACCAAAGACATCAAATGATTCTTTGATTTTAGCCAAAGCCCAAACCATTTGACCATCTCTAAGAGATCCGGCAGTATGCATTTCCATATCGCCTGATTGTACGAATTCAGAAAAGAATTCAAACGCTGTGTCATTTTGAACCGGATGCCAATTCTCACCGACATTAGTAAGAATACGACCGTCTGATTCGCGGACCAAAGATTTTTGACCGGTTGACATTTTCTTGCCATTGAATTCAACATATGAATCCAGTTCACGAACTTTCCAGTCCAATCCAGCTTTTTGCTGCATTTGAGCAGGTGTAAGATCGTTCGATACTGGAACCCCTAGACCATGCCAAGGTAGTTTGCCAGCGTACGCCATTGTTTCAACTTGATGTGCCATAATATAATTCTCCCTTATTAAGCAGATTTCAATAGTGATGCAGTGACATTCCATATGCCATCTGCCTTAGTTTTTACACGAATGTTCTTTTTAAGAACTTTGATAACCGTACCACTCATTGAGCCGCGCTTACCATTCCATTTAACGCTTTGTCCTACAGTAAAGGACCTAGCAGCACGAGCAACTTTTAGGTTACGTGCATCGTTAAACATTTGAGCAATTTCTTGCATTTGTTCATCAGATGCTTCGACTAAGAACGCTTGTACTTTAGACATTTCAGATTTATTCAACATAGTTTTTACTTCCTTTTCCATTTTATAGATCTATTATACCATAGTTCTTGTCAATTGTAAACCATTAAATGCAATTAAATGCATTTTTTTTCACTTTTTTTTATCCAAATTCTGGATGACCGAAATATTCGTGCATCTCAGAATTGATTAGGTTATATTCCTCTAGTGCAGAGTCTTTCACCACAGGACCTAGGTCTTTTGACAAGGTTACGAATTCAGCCTTAGAAAGGTTGTAATTCTGTTGTGCGAATTCCTGTCCTGCATAGACAGCTTGTGACATTTTGCTCATAACATACTCCTCAGTTTTTCAAATTTAGCAATTTGCTTAGTGTAGAAAGCACTCATCTGATTTTCTAGTTCATCGAACCATTCATCGCGAGTACCTTTGAATTTTGATATTCCATCTTTGTAATTAGACAACTGAAGTTGACCAAGACCAAGATTTTGTATCTTTAAGTGATCCCATGAAATACTTTCAATAAGACGATATTCCATATTGACCGGTTGTGCAGACATTCTGTCTACAGGATTAATTATGTAATCTACAAACAAATAAGCGATTTCTTTATCTTTATTTTTCTTTAATCGATCTACCGAAATTAAATTCGGCATAGAAAATTCTCTAGAAAGATCTCTAGTTTTAACATCAATCAATACATCGTTTAATGACACATCCTCGATCGTTCTTACAGACTTAGGACGAATGCCACCTTTCTCAACGATCTGGTCAACGATATCGTTTTCAATCATATCTGCGATTGCTCGTTGACCAGCGCCGGAAGGAATATCGTAAATTTTATATTCAGCTAGCATTTTTCCATCCAAGACCAATTTTATCTAAAGCAACCACTGCGTTAATGCATGCTGCTGCAGCCGGATCGTATCCACCAATTTGCCATACTTTGTTAAGTTCAGCCGGTCCTTCAATTGTATAGTCATAAATTGTAGATTGAACTTTTCTACCATCTTCTAATTCAAAGGTGATATTCCATTCAACTTGTGTTTTATCACAACGATCTACGATTGTAGGATAACCGAATGACTTAATGATTTGATCAAAGTCAATTTCAAGAGTTCCCATCTTTGAAGAACCTGTAGCGTCAAAACGCTTATTTACTTGAGATAAAATCATATTTAAGCTCCATAAGAATAGTGAATGTCAGAATCAAGTTCGTCAAAACCGAAGTCGGCTACAACATAAGCTTGACAATCTTCAGTACAAAGGATGTCTCCTACTGAAATTGAATGCATTCTAGCAAGTCTTTTATATTTAGACTCAGGTCCAATGTTTCCAACTTCGAAAGCTTCATCCAAAGTATTGACAGCAAGTTCAGCAACAGGCTCATAATGCTCGATATTTTTTTGAATGTCAAATAGATCAGAACCATAGAACATAGGTAATGCTCCAGTCTTTTTCATGATTTCTTTCGACATTTGATATACTGTAATGGTCATAGTTTTTCCTTCCTTTTCCATTTTATAGATATATTATACCACATTTCTTTTCAATTGTAAAGGAAAAAATGCAGTTTTTTTCACTTTTTTTTAATTAAATGCAATTAAACTTAATAAGAGACTGTTTAGTGCGAATCCGATCGCATTAGATACAATGTAAAGGGTATCTTTAGCATATATCGCTCTTATCAAGAAGAGTACTAATCCAAGCCATATTAGAAGTATGAAGTTCAATGGCGGGAGATTAGTTGACAATCCCATAATGTATGAGATTGATGTCGGAGCCGTTGCACCGTGGATTAGAATCATTCCAACCCAACCGCAAGTTTCCGGGACATTTATATTTTTTATTTTTTTTATCATAAAATTTCCTTCCTTTTTTATTTTATAGTACTATTATACCACAGTTCTTGTCAAAAGTAAAGGAAAAAATGCAATTTAATGCAATTATAAACCTATAGATAACAATGGCTTAGCAAAAAAGTTCAAATTAAATGCAATTAATAGTTTCAAATCCACGGTATGGATCAACCCATATAACCGAACATGTCCATAGTAAACTAAGAACTCACTGCCGTGTGCACGAATTCAAAGGAAGTAAGGAGTTACTATTAGATCCTCCTCTCTGGCGACGACACGCATATGAACGTGACATTGGTAAATGGTCTATTGAAGAAAAGATAAAGTTTATCGAGGATAAGAAAAAAGATGGAATTGATGTCTTATATAAGCTGCATGCTTTCCATTTGTTTCAGAACGATTGGCTATATGATTGGTTTAAGGAGTTCTATAAGAATGATGAAATCATAGTTCTTAAGAGAAAAGATCTTTGGAGAGCATTTCTTTCTATGACAGTACATTACCAAGGACATAGTAAATGGCAAAAATATAGCCAAGAAGATGAAGAAAACTTTATATTCAAAAGCAAGAACTATAAGTTCTATTATGACAAGATGCTAATGGACAAGTTTTTTTACTATAAGGAGTGTATAGATAAAGTTGAAGGCAAAGTTATATACTTAGAAGATACACATATTTTCGACAATACAGAAATGAAATGGGATTTAGACTATCACACTTTTTTTAGCAATGATGATTTACTTGAGATGAGGGCAGATTTCTATGATAGAAGTAATTAAAGATTTTTATCCAGAAGGCAATCCAGAAGACTGGATTAAAAAGTTCGGTGATCCACAACCACAAGACTATTATGGCTCATTGGTTGTTGAAGTGACAACAGAAAACCCTACAAGAAGAGAAACACTTAGCGCCAAAAACGATCTACCTTGGCACCATGATAAAGGGTATCTTACAGACCCGCATAGTCATGTTGCAATCTATTGCGTTGAAGCTAAAAATGCTGGAGCAATCCAGTTTTGTGATATGGCTGCAGCATATGCAGATGCACCCGAGCATTTGAAAATACAAGAGCTATGTAAGAATAGTGTTAAATTGTTTTTTGAACAACACCCAGATCATCCGTGTAATTTTGAATCTGCTGCTACAGAAAGACTTTACAAGAGATCTCATGCTTGGCATAACTTAATTCAAAACAATGAGTACTTTTTCTTCAGTGAAGCTTATACCGAGTCTGCTCAAAGAGAAGCACTTATAAAGCATTGCTATCAAGACAAATATATAACTACACACGAATATGAAACAGGTGATTTAATCATCTATGACAATTTGAGAACGTGTCATCGTAGAGATGGTACAGTAACTGGAACAAAAAAACTATTGAGGTTTGCACTAAACAATGTTATGTCATACTAAATTTGATTTTGATTATGAATTATTTCTAAAAGAATACTGGAACTTAAAAGAATATGAAAGAGATTATGCTCGTGGAGGCAAATCAATTTCTAATCTTCGCATGATACGCGATAAAGATAATAAATCTGAACATGCTAATGCGTTTGCTGACATGATAAAACACATGTTTAGTCTACCCGGCAAAGTTAGTTCTAGATTTATTTTTTTGAAAGCAAACACTAGCTTACCTGAACATACAGATTCAGATACACAATGTGCTATTAATTTTCTATTGTCAGGCGATGGATACAAACAAGCGCCTGTCATATTCAATGGTATAGAATACCACTACAAACAAGCGCTACTTAATACTCAAATTCCACACATGGTACACAATGGTCCAATGGATAGGATTCTTTTTAAGGTTTCTATTTTTGATATGCCTTACACCGAAGTCAAGAATCTTTTTGACTTAAAAGGTTATGTCCAGTCCAGACCACCCATTGGTAGTGTTCATCAATAACATTATAACGATTCTTAGAATCTATCTGCCAACCTTTTCCATGATTACGAATTCCTCTATGAATTTTTTTCATAATGACAGGAGTCTTATCTTCTCTTGACATGAAGAAATCGTGGATTCCAAACTTAATACCAAGATCTATTTGCTGATCAAGCATTTCGTATATTTCCGGCCTAAGTCCTTGAGAATGATTATAGTTCTCATGACCTAGGCCTTTGCTTTGAGGAGCTGGGAAATACAGTCTAGATAGAACTCTACCCATTCCGTTAAAAACTTTTCTTTCCTGTAATAAACTACAACCAACTGGCTTATCATCTTTATAAATTATGCTATAAGCAAGATGCTCAGGTATTTTTTCATAATTACTTTTTAAGCGATTAGAAGAATGTTCTACTGCTTTTTTGAACAGATAGTCTAAATCACTATTTGTAGTGTGTGAAAAAGATGATGTCACATAATTCATCGTGACTTAACCCTTTAATTGCGAGTTGTAATAAAACTCTTTTTGATTTTTTACGATTATCATACCTATGCTTTTCATGCATTACTGGCACTACGGCTTGTTCATATTCAACTCTACCTGATTCAAAATCAGTGTAAGACTTTCCTGTCAAAAATATATTAACTCTTGAAGCGTTTACACAAAACTTTTCAGGTCTAGTATCAATATGCCATTCGCAGTAATCACTTTCATCATAACCTACGTACCAACATTCATATTCGTAATCGGACAAATCATATGCTGCTAAGAATTTAAGAACTTCTTTATGGGCAATACCAGATTTAAGACGAACGACTGTGTTCTTAGAATATCTAGCATATGATTCGTTTTCAACTAAATCGTAATAATGAGTTCCTGCAAGATAACGATGACCTAGCTTTTTGCTAATTCTTTTATCGTAATCTTCTAGTAAACCTTCACGATTAAAGTCGAAATCAAACGGCTTTGCGGGCGAGACGGAAGACATGTCTATAATCCATTGCTGTTCTGTAAAGAAGTCTATGACCTTTTACAGCGTTACGTTTATGTAGGCTATGCCATTGGTCCATAAACAATAAATCTTCTGGCTCCCAATGGTGATGTGCAATATATTTTTCTTGAAACACATGTTTCATTAAGTATTCATACATTGTTTCCCAAGGTGTAGTATTACCAAACACTTCTTTGATATAATGATGAGACCAATAGATTCCAGGATCTCCATCGAAAGGATGCCTGTAGATAATGTTTCGCTTAATGCCATCTTTATAGACACCACGATTTTCAAACATTTCTAATTCTTTATCATCTTCTTGTAAATCGTAAAAGGTTCCGCGTTCAAACTTATACATGGCTTCTATGTAGTCAACCTCTTCTTTAATTTCAAGAGGTAGATCTCTATAAGCTTGTCTCACATCGCAAAAGCTAGTTACACTATCAGTGCCTTCATGTACACAATAAAGTGCTACACAGCTTTCTTTACCTTGGTCTCTACCATTTCCATTAGAATGCCAATCAAGTTCTAAGTCTGCAAAGATGCCAGTTTTTTCTCCTGATTCATCTCTTTCATTAGTAACTCTCATAAGTTGTGGATAGGATTCATCTGCAAAGAATTCAGCTTTACCTGTTTTACGATCAACTGGCATACAAACTCGTCCAATTGCATCGTAAATTCTTACTAGATCTGATTTATCGCAGTTCTGCTTTTTCAGCAAAACAACATTATCTTGATGAAGACATTTAGCCCAGCGAGTAATTTCTTCGCTCGACATATCTTTCAACATTATGTCGTGGTTTACTATTTCCATTTTGTATCCTCATTTTGTGAGTAGTATTCAAAGAACGGTGCTATCTCATATTCGTCTGTTAGTATTCCTCTACGCTTACTACCAGAATCAGGGATGCCATCATCGTCCAAAGTCCAATCAGTTATCTTACCGAGTAGACCATTAGGCAATTTGAATATACACGTATTTTTTTCGTTATAACCATTTACCTCAAAGTTAACATCAAACCAACCAAATGAATGTCGTAAAAGTCCAATCATTTCGTCTATTCTATATGTATATGTGTCAAGATAATTACCTACTTCACCTACAGATTTAACTCTAAGCATAATAGGATATTTTGTCATTCTATACTTTTCAGCTAGCTCTATCATATAGTTAGCTAAAGGAACTAATGCGTGTGCATTATCTGGAATCAATATAAAGTTAACATGGGGAATGATTCTATTCTTAAAACAGTTTTCCAGCGCAGCAATCTTTTGCTTCGCGTATTTACCGTTATCAAGTAGTTTATACATCTCATCATCAAGTCCACCGTTCATGCTTAAGCCTAACATGTTGATACCGGCTTCTTTTAATTGCTTGACGTATTCTTCTTTTCTTAGTTTAAGACCATTAGTCAAAAGAGACGGACGATGTCCAGACTCCCTTGCAATCTTAACTAACTCAAATAGATGAGGATTCATAGTAGGCTCAGCTCCTATAAATCTTATATCACATCTATTTGGTAATTTTTTTAGAGCCACTTTCAATCTATTAGGATCAACGTCAATGTACTTATCATTATTAAGCATATCGCCTAAGTAACAATTAGCGCATTTCATTTGACACTTATACGTTGTTTGTACAGAAATAGTTTTGAACGTGTTATTTTCTGGCTGCAATGCTATCATTCATGCTCACCGCCGTTACCACGACCAAGGCCACCAAAGTATTGTGGTCTATGCGTTGCCGCAGCAAATGTACCAACAGTAACTACGATTCCAGCAATAAACAAAATGTGTGCTACTGCACTTAATGCAAACACAGTAACACTACCAACACTCATTGAAAAAATAATACACCACATCCAAGCCAATATTTGCATGACGAGGTGTCTTGTCTGAAGATCTGGAATATTTCTTAATGGATTTCTACTATCGTCCATTACTGAAGTCCAGCTATTTACTATAAATGTTCTCACGGGATAAACCCCTTTCTCAAATTAAGTTGCCGAGATTCTGTTTCGAGGCTCTCGGCGGGCCCAGTAGTTTATGCCGCGATGGCGTAATCTACAGGAGCAAAGTTATCGTTTGCATTTACTCTATTGAAGACTCCAACACCAGTCGATCCTATTTCGCCCCCATCATAAAGACACTGAATTCACTGGTTTACAGATATATTCAACTGTGTCCCAAGATCCATCAGCTGGCACTTCTACGTATTCTACAAGCATAGTTTCACACTTTGCTTTTGTTTCAAACCATTGTACATCTTGTTCTAAGCAGGTCGAGCCTGAACAAACTGTTAATAGTATATGCCAAATTATTTCCATCGTTCAATGTCCTTATGGTGGAGGCGCCGGGTACTGCCCCCGGGTCCTGTATATCTTCTAAACATCTTCAACTTTATTTATATTATACCACAAGTAAAGCTACATGTAAAGGCTTTTTTTTATAAATAGTGGCAGATATAGAAGAAAACTTCTTATTTAGAGGACAAACGCCTATGCAAAAAGCTTTTATGATTGCCGGTTTATTTATTATGGTCCTTGCGAGCTCGGCAATTGCACAAACGACAAGCAATGTTAATACTGACTCAAAGTCAAATTCCACTGTAAACACAGATGCGAATTCTAAAACCATTGTAATATCACCACCGCCTTCGGCTATTAGTCCTGGCGTTGGCTCATCATCATCTGATCTCTGTTTATCTGGAGTCTCAGGTGCTGTTCAGACTCAAATCCTTGGTGTATCTACTGGGGAAATGGTCCGCGATGAAAATTGCGAAAGATTAAAAATATCTAAAACACTATACGATATGGGCATGAAAGTTGCTGCAGTATCAGTTCTTTGTCAAGACTTTAGAGTATATGACGCAATGGAAATGGCAGGAACACCTTGTCCTTTCTTAGGCAAAATTGGCGAACAGGCTGCGGATGAGTGGAAAAAGAATCAAGGTAGGATTCCACCGTCAGAGAAAATAAAAGGAGCTGATGATGTTCAAGAAAGAAATGCAAAGATTGGCGCTGGTATTGGCGGCCTTGCTTTGCTCTTACTCTTACTCTAACGCTCAGGTCTCAACCACCACTCCAATATGCTCAACAGATGGCACTACTAATCCGTTGAATAGTAGCGTTAATGGCACGTGTCTTGATCCCGTAGATAACACTATTAAACCTATTGGTGATCAAGGCGACTTTGGAACAGGTGGTCATAACACCGGTAGTTCTCATAATCAGATGTATCAAATGACAAACAAAATGACTGGTGCAGTTAC